TTACCTTGGCTAAACCCGTAGTAAGACTGCCGGTGGTCTGAGTGGATAGTGGACCTAGTCCATTCGATCCCGGAGCGAATGTTCCTAAGAAATTGTTGGGTATCGCATTGGTAGAACTGTAGGAAGTCCCCCACGTATTAGAGCCAGCGTAATTAGCGATCCCAGCAGTACCAGGCCAGGTCATGCCGCCACCGCCACTTTGGGGTACGCAGTCAGATGCCTGAGGAACAAGCACGTTCGCTGCTACGTTACATCCACTGAGAGACTGTAATAATGTAATAACGTCTCCCGCCGCTGCGATGCTTGGAGCACCTGTACTGGTTGTATTTTTAAGCAGTCCGGTACCTAGCCCCGACAGCAGTACGCCATTGATACCCTTGACGTTGGGAGTAGTGGCAGAGCCGCCCAAGTCAGTATTCAATTCTACTGCGCCCAGTTGACTATTGGTGGCATTGACCGTAGTCACCTGAACATTGTTTCCGGTATCGGACACCGTCGTATTCGGACCGTTTTGCAGATTAGGATTCCCTAGAGCGCTGCCACCATTGATGGTGAATGTAAAACTACTCGCGCCATTGGAAACGCAAACCGGATGCCCTGTCGTATCGTAGCCTGTGACTACTGTTCCTGTAGCGCATCCAGTGGAATAGATTCCGCCTAACGTCGCAGGATAGGGCGGCGGAAGAACGATAGTCAAAATAGTGCTTGGAAGATAAGGAGAAAAATTATCGAAGTCGCATGTACCAGCCGTACACCATGCGGAGTTAGGCATCGGCTGAACGCATTGGTAACCCGACTTCGGTCCTCCGAGAACAATTTGGTTAGACGAGTTCTTGACGGTAGTTGAGAAGCATAAGTTTTGCGGCTGCGTGAGTAGCACATTAGCCACGGTGCAGGTTCCAGTAATTGCTCCATTGGAAATAGGGCATACCGTAGGCGCGGTAATCACCTGCCCCCCACCGCCGATTTGATAGCTTACGGCCTGCCCATTCGTTCCTATGGCCTGAAATAGTATGGTGCCGGAGGGTAACGGAACGGAGGGCGCAGACTGGATATTACTAGCGGTGACTGTCACCGTATTCTGTGCCATCGCGACCGAGCCAAGGAACAGCAGGGAAAGCAACACTTTTTTTATGGACATTGGATAGTCACTTGTATTACACTGTAGGCATGGAGGAATTTATGCTCAAATCTAAGCGGTTAAAACTGGTAGATACTCCGATAACGTTTCGGCCCCCGCAGGAACTCGCGGATAAAATCGACATGCTTGCCGAGAAGGAGAATCGCAGTCGTTCAAACATGATGATCGAATTACTCAGAGAGGCTCTACGCAACCATTTGAAATTAATTGCCTGCGCCTTTCTTCTGATAGCGACAACCGCACGAGGCCAGTCTTTACCGGACGCCCCGAGCGCGACAGTAGATAAACCGTTCCTGACCTTGGTTTCAGTCAACGCTCTATTCACTGGATTGGACGCATTCACGACGCTTACTCGTATCGGTCCACATCAATTCTGTACGTACGAGGCTAACAATCCCGAACTGTACGGGCGGCATCCATATGTCGCTCGTGTTACCTTAGTCATGGGCGGAATGACAGCGGCTGGCATACTGGCGTCCTACGAATTGAAGCGGCATCGAGTTCGCATATGGAGGATTCCGCTTTGGGAGTTGCCTGCTGGATACGATGCTTACGGTCATGCGTTAGGAGCTACTCATAACTTCACTTATTGCCGTTAATGCCATCAGGCGGTTGGCCCCATATATTCGACTTTGATGTGTAGCGAATACCGCATTTCGTCGCCTGAGCCGGGACTGGAATAGGCCGTACTAAATCCGATACCCGCTCCGGCTCGGCAATTTAGTAATACCGGAATGCCCCATAGTCCAGAGGTATTAGTGTTGCCGGAGTTCGAAGTCGTTATCCCCCCCGCATTAGTCTGAGCTGCAGCTACTACGCCAATAGGAACATCTTCGACATTGTCCGTATACCAGATAGTTAATGGTCCTAGGGTACTGCCGACTCCACCGGGTAGTGTTACTAATGCTGCCCACGATACTCTGTAGATCCCATTCGCAGGAGGTACGTACAAAGTAGATACCGGTGGTACGGCTCCAATTAACGCGTCTACATCGTAGACCGCTACTACCTGCGGTACGAATGGAACAATCTTCGACGCTGGGATATTGGATAATTGAGTATAGGAGATAGTGTCGGCGGTCGTAAGTATGTTAGCTAAGATGGATTGTAGCGTGGCTATTGCGGTACTCGGGTTGCCTGATCCATCGTTCGGACTGAACCCTTTCCCAACTAGTGAATTAGCGAACGCCTCCAGCCACGTCGTCAATTGATAGAATAGTTTATTCGCCAATGCACTAGCAAAAGGGCTATTGATTGCCGCGCCTCCGGTGCGTTGCGCATCCGTAGCGTAGGCTGTATCCGACTCCTGATTACTTGCCGGAGGATTCCACTGTTTAAAATTAGTACTTGCCATTTAGGATTGTCGCTTCCTTTTATAGATGATTACGACCACGATCCTACGTCGAATCCAGCAATGAATGTAGGGTTGAGATTGTCGAACCCGAATATCGGCAAGGTTGCGAACTCATAGGTATACTGCACCGCCTCAGGTCGCGGCACGATTAAACCATTTTCAATCATCTGCTGCTGAAGCGGGGAAAACGAGCCTACCAGAAATACGGTGCATGTCATGTTCTGATTATCAGTGATATAGATTCGCCCACCGGGAAATATTACCTGCCACGGCTGCCATAGGCTCCCCGCCTGCCCATCCCAATTATTCTGCAGAATCTTAGCTTGAATCAGGGTCAGATAGTCAGAGTCGTCCAAAATTGGACTTAGAGCAACGGCTAGAGGCGCGCTGATAGCATGATTCTTGGTAAATATTGCGTTAAACAATGTACCGAATGCATTGACCGAAGTAACGGTCACGGTCTCCTGATTGGACCCAGAATCGACCAGCATCTGTGTTATGCCTGGTACTAGCCCAATCATCGGAGTGTTGGGGAATGCGCCTTGAGGAGACGGGTTGGCGGTAATCGCATTCTGCAGGGTCGAGGTAATCGAGGTGGGAGTAAACGGCAATATTCGACTTGCTCCGATCACCGTACCTACTGCGTCCAGTTGTACTCCTTGCGCTACTGGGCCAATCGCAGGATTGATATTGAATGCAGATCCTAGACCTATCGCACAAAACGCTACGTCGATGAATGGTTGCGCTAGGAGGGCAATGAATGCCTGCAGGTTAGGCGCATTCGCACCCTTGTACTGACTGGTAAGCAGACTTAGGTAGCAAGACAGAGCAGTACTACCACCGCCATAGCCGCCTTGCCCATAGCCGCCTTCGTTGTAGGCTTCCGCGAGCGTACCGATACAAGGTGAGTTTGTCGCCATTATTGCAACAGGTAAACGAAAATGTCAGATCGGGTATAGCCGACTACGTCTTTACCCAGTAATCCCAGCATAGAGGAGGTTTGCTCCCAGAGTGTGCCGTCCTGCGATACCGATCCGATGCCATCCCCCGCCTGAAATATCTGGATCGTATCGAACGGCCCAACATTCCCGCTTCCACAACCACCGCTCCCTAAGTTGCCGATACCTAGGATGAAGTTATGACCAAACCTACGTACCGTCCCTGCCGACCCTCCAGACGTGATCATAGCCCATACTTCGTTCTGTCCCATGCTGGTGAAAGTAGAAGTAGTGGCTGAAGTGCTGTAGTTATTATTGGAAGTAGAACCGATCCAAGGCTGCGTATCGCCCGAAGTTGCATTGCGCCAACTGAAGTGGTTGTCGCAGTTCGCCGCAGCGGCTGCACCGGTGTTGCCAGATACCGCTAAACTCATTTCGTCCAAATAGGCGCTTACCGTAGTCGCCGTATAGCCTGCATCAATCTGGAACTGGATACCAATATTATCCGTCTCGGATACCGGAGCCGATGGTTCGGTAAGGTTAAGGGTATGTACTACTCCATCAACGGTGAGGCTATCGTAATACATACAAGGATTGCCGCCAGTACAGGAGGTATCACCAGGAACGCGGTGAGTAGCCCATACTACTGAATGCCAAGCAGCCGCCGTGGTAAGCAATGTACAAGGGACTGTAGTCGTTACCCAGGAGGTCGTGTATTGATTCCAGATTCTCCAGTAGCCCCCAGCCAATGTCGATGAATCACACTCCGAACCCATCATAAAACGCTGCCCACCTAGGAACTGGAACTGGTCAAATTCTAATGCTTGAATTGTAGATACCGTAGGCAGATAGACGTTATAAGTCCCGAGAAATGATGTAGCCGAACTGTTAGCCCCGACCTTGTTAGGCCATAACACATTAGTGGTCTGGCCGGAGGATAGTCCTGATTGCGCCGTGAATCCCACTTCCATACTCTCGCCATCCAGCGATGGTGATGCATTGTTGATAGTCTGAAAATAAGCGGTAGCCGTGCCTGTTCCTCCTGCACAACTTGGTCCATAACACGGCATCGGGTACTGCCATCCGCTTAACGAATCATCCAGGTTAGGGAAGGTATTGGTAAACGATCCGGACGTTGGCACGGTTCCAGTAGAAGGGTAGGGAGTGACAGAATTCGCCGACTGCGGGGGGAATTGATAGAAATATGGATTGGCGGTAATCGCCATATTGTGATAGCCGACAGCATCATGGCCACCGACGCATAGATTTGGACCTTGAACAGTAGTAGCGGAGCAGATTGCCTGGTGTAGAGTACCGGACTCGGAGAATATCTGGACATTGCCGCATCCTACGCCTGTAGATGCCCCCGACATCAATATCCACTCACCATCGTGGGCGATGAATCCATCGTGTTGCCGCATCAGTACGCATCCAGAGTCAAGTGTACCGGTGGCGCTGGACGACCATGCACCCGTTCCGGTTGAGGTCCCTAGATAGGTGTTATAAACCTGACAGGCGGCAGGCGATAATTGCAGAACTACCCAGAATATGCCCGTACCCTGACCACCTAGAACGGCTACCGATACCCCTGTCCCGGTCGCGCCAGCATATATAGTGGTAAGCGTACCCGATAAGCCGCCTGCATTAACCGAGGCAATAACGTAGATGACTCCATTAATCTTGATCTGCGCGTATACGTCCGCACCATTAGTCAACAGGGCTTTAGGACCAGTCAAAGTAAATGCATTCGAGCCATTAGTGACAGCAATCGTATCCACCCCGGCATTGATTGCCACTACTGGTGTAATATCGAAAGAGAAGATATTATCATTTACGTCGTGCGAAAATCCTCCGGAGTACTGCTGGCCGAATTGGATACCGTTTAGCAGTGGACAACTAGCCCCCACGTCCAGCACTGTAGTACGCGTGCCTGTTGGGACATGACCCGTTCCCCCATCTAATTCAATAGCGTATATCTTAGGATCGCCAGCGCAGCCGCTGCAACTACTGTCGGGGGCTTCCATAAAGAACTTCTTATGATCCTGGTCACTGAATGCACTAAGGCCATTCGGAGTCCCGAACTGTGGAGAACTGGTAGTTGGTAACGGCGCTACTACCTGTGGTGCTCCTCCAGCACCACTCTTAGTGATACCGAGCACGTATGGGATACCACCGTATAGAACCGACATATAGTACAGAGTAGCGCCAGAACAATCGCCAGAAGTATCGGTTCGCCCGGTGCAGGACCATGTCTCGTCATTGTCACCACCGGACGGGGTAGCTTGGATAGCATGGCCGCTAAGTTCCGTACAGTCAGTAGCACGAAGAATTGGGTCTACTCCCGAAGGGTTAATACTTGTATCGTAGCCAATAGAATTATATAGGCCATTGCCGGAACCGTTCGATGTTCCAGCCACACAGGTAGTACCATTCGAAGAAGAAGTATTAAACGGAGGAACTGGTGTCTGTATAACACTAGCGGAATTAGAGGAACAACCATAATTTGTTAGTGGTCCGCAACTGGCGGTCGAGGTGATATTAACGCTAACCTGAATGCTGGCGTTAAGACCGACATTGTCGGTTACCTTTACTGTAGCGCTGCATGTTCCGCTTACGGCGGTTCCGGTAAGCGTGCCTGTATTGCTGGAATTGCCTAACGTAAGTCCGCAGGCAGTGAACGATCCGCTCGTGACTGACCAGGTATAGGGCAACGTCCCACCGATAGCTGAAAACGGAGGGGATAAAGCATAAGCCACTCCGTTAGTACCGGAAGGTAGCGCGCATGGCTGTGTGACGCAAGTCGGAGTAGTGATCGTAGGTACTCCAGTGACGGTCAGGACAGCCGTTCCAACTACGGCAACTATGGAGATAGTACTTGTATAAGTTATGGTAGTAGTACCAGACGTCAGTCCAGTAGCCAGACCGGTCTGGTCAACCGTAGCTACCGCAGGATTAGAACTACTCCACGTGCAACTATTAGACGGCACATTGCAGTTATATGGAAGAGGGGCATTAGACGTACCGTCCTGTAATTGGGACAGTGGACTACTGGTAGACCCAAATGCGTTAGTAGCACCCACTGGAATAGTAGCGGACTGCAGGATGGCAGAGAGTACGGGATTAGGTTGGCCGCCAATAACAGTTCCTTGACCAAACGCTGGTGCCACCATCCATAATATAGCGAGTAATATTTTCTTCATCATTTCGCCGCCACGGTCCAATTCGTGCCATTACAGAAAGCCAGTACCGCATCCGAACCACCGCCAGCTATCGTTGCCCCCCAGGTATTCGTAGTAGAGTCGGAAACCGTCTTTATCGCACCCATAATATTAGATACGCAAGCAGGCAGTGAGGTAAATATTGCTGGTTGGAATATTTGCGGCTGCGTGTAAGTCTGAGTAAGATTGAGGAATGCAAACGCCCGACCGAATCCATTCGGTCCGTTCGGGTAGAAGTAAAGAGAGTTATTACTACTCAGTTCACAGATATAGTCTGGGTAACCGAAGGCCGCCAAATTGAATGCGCAGTATGAATCCGGCGTGAGGGCTAGATAGGACACACCAGATACTTGTAGCGGTCCCGGTACTGGATTGGTAAATCCTCCGCAGCCAACACATGCCCCATTAACCGTCAAACTACCATTAATCACCAAACTACCGGGGAGGGGCTGTATGCCGCTCAAGTATGAATCCAGCATATCGAAGTTAGCATTCAGAAGAGTACCCCAGTTAGCCGCACCGCTTATGGGGAGATTTAATCCTAAATTGGGTGTAACTGGAGCCGTTACAGTTCGCAATATTGGCGGCGGAGGTTGCGAAGAAATAGTCTTATGTGGGCGGAGACACCCCGTAGTCACGACCAATAATAAAAGTAAGCCGTATACTTTCTTCATGGTTTAGCCTTTAAGCCCAAACGATACCGCTATCCTCAGCCAGTACCCTCTCTCGCGGCCCACTCGATTGTTCGTCATAGTCATCCCATGTGAGAATCGCGATTACAGGAACAGCGGGATTAATCGTTGCTAACTGTTGCTGTGCGAACTGGCCGGAGAACGAGTCTAGTACTCGGTTAGGCGCATCCCCCCAGACGCCTACATTCCAATTACACACACCACCCGCTGCATCAAATGCCGCCTGAGTAGCTACGCCTGCAGGGAGCGGCTGGCCAGAATCGTTGAAACTCTTGCAGAACGACGCAATCCTCATTGCCGGATTCGCGTGCTGCGTTTTGATATTGGCTACTGATGCGGTATTGCGCACGAAGCTATCCGTAATTTTAGGAATACTGATCCATGAAAAGCCGGAGTTCATAGGTAAGAAACTGAGCGAAGGAAACGTCTTAGCTAACGTCGCTAAGTTCGCACCCGTGTTAAAGTCGAGAAGCCATTTCTCCGGGACATAACTCGTAGCGTTCAACATTCCTTGCGTGGTTGAGGCTTGCAGTGCGGCGATTGCATTGGCTGTAGTCGCAGCCGGAGTAGGATTAGCTACCCACTTCTGCATTCCGCCAGGATCGAGTAGTAGCGCAAACTGCATTCCGAACTCTACGCAAAGGGATGAGAACAATAGAGCATCACCATTGGCCCATGGACCCTGCCACGTGCCGATGACTAAATCTACTCCATCGGATTGCATCAGTTTTAGTTTCTGCACCACTACGGCCTCCGTATAGGCGGTAGCGACGTAGGGGATAGCCCGATGGACAGAGGAGTTTCCGTTGTAGCAGACATGGTGTGCGGCTAGTCGTCCATTCCATGTTGGTAACGCCTGCTGTACTAATTGCTTAGAGTTCATAATTTCTCCTATACGGAATTCACCGCAACGTTGCCCGTTACCCCTTGAGCCTGAGCATAAAAATTTAGCGATATATCCGTAATTGTTGTCGGGGTAGGCGTAGTAGCGAGATACAGAGTCTCCACCCGTACAATCGGAACTGACGGGTTAGGATTAACCGACATTGCAGCGGCGATTAAAGATGTCCAATTCACCGACTCACCGATACCCAAACTATTCAGATAGTTTACAATCGCCGTCTTAATAGCTGCTATCGTGGCTGACGATCCCCCTAACAATAAGTTGGCATTGCAGATTACATATATCGCGGTCGCCGTGGGTCGGTTAAAACTTACCGAGATAGCGATGTTCGTATTTGGGTCTACTACTGTCACAGTTACTACGGTCCCGTCTGAATTTCCATTCATTAACACACCAAGGCCGCGCTTGTTATAGATGGCCGTGGCGACATCCAGATCAGTTCCGCCCGCGACTACCGCAGTAATCGAATGTCCGGGATTGCCGAACCCATCCGTAGACCCGGTCGTATTCTCTAAAATATTCGCCTCGGTAACACCTTCGACAGCTAGTACCGCCGCCAAGGTTCCTGCCAGAGGTGTCAAGGATGGCAGTTCCGTACTCACTGCCTGTCGCGCTCGTAATGCCGAGTCTGACTCTACCGGACTACCGATGTTCGCCGTATTCGAGCCGTTTGTAACGCTAGTCCAGCCCGAGGTAGGCGTATTGATTACTGTTAATTGATTAGCAAGAGCGTTAATTGCGCCCGATGCTTGCGCTGTAGCGGTCACAGTGACCGTTCCTCCCCCGCCTATCGTTACCGTAGCGGGCAAGTTCCAAAGATCGCCAGTGGCGGCATTCTGTACCACTCCATTCGTAATTACCGCCCCTGCCGTTCCAGTCAGCGTTACTTGGCATGTCGAGAATGTAGAGATAAGCCGCTGCAATCCGTTGTTGGCTACGACAGTTGATAGCCCTGCTCCGATTGCCGTAGTAGGCGATTGCTGATTGTAAGCCAGTTGCAGGGCAGAATTAGAGTCTGCCGCAAGTATCGCCACTATACTTAGCAACTGGAAATCCGCATCGTCATTTCCTAGCGCAGCCGTTACTCCGTAGATCGACTGATAACCAGCTACAAGGTAGTCCAGAATAGTGGGATACGAATTGATACTTAGCCCTGCGGGACCGACTGAGGGCGCGGCGTAGCTTCCCACTTAGATCAAAGCTCCCGTAGTAGCCGGAATCGAAAAGTTCACTAGCGGCACTTGTCCGAACTGAGTATTCACCGTTGCACTGTAGTAGTACGTCCGCGTCTGAGGATTAAATATGACCCCAACTCCATTTACGGTGATGACGTATGGCGTTCCCTGAATGCGCGCCGTGATGACGGAGGCGATCTGTTGTTGGCTTTGCTGACTTCCAGGTTGACTTAGGATGCTCTGCCAAAGCGGTAAGCCGTCTGTCAGATCGGTCCACCATTCACCTTGGAATAATAATAGACGCGTGCCTATGATCTGCTCTACCGCTGCCAAGTCCGATATAAAATTGGACTGCCCCGAACCCCATACCGGATCATGGTTCGGTCCTAACTGGCGAACGGTGATTGTAGGAGAACTCATAAGACAGGTCCAGTATCACCGCTGCCCGTAGATACCCCAGTATGTTGGTGGGTAAGGAACGTCTTGCCATCTAACGTTCCAGAGTTATTAATGTTCCCATTTACTTGAAGATTTCCGTTCACTGTAATCGTGGTAGCTGTCATAGCAACTGCGCCAGGAGTAACCACTAACTGCGTAGTACCTGAATCCGGCGTCACCGTTATCTCGCCTGCGCCAACTTCTATGTATACCGTTCCGTCATCCTTGCGAATCTGTAATGCAGTAGTCGAATATGCCGGAAGTACGCGCGGTTGCGACCATCCTGCGGGAAGGAAGTAAGCGTCCGATAGATCATGTCGACGGCGTTCTACTTGGTTCGGCATCGGTCCGCTAGAGGGAGCGCCTTGCTGCCACCATGCGTCGATACACATATCAGAGAATACGAGCAGTCCTTCGTCGCCCGCTTTTATTGGCAACGTAACCGAGAATCCTCCCCCTCTATAGCCACCTAGTACAACATCGCTCAGTACTGGCAAATTGACCTGAGCGATATTGGCGTTTTGCAGCATGTTCTCTTGGATCGCTGGCTGCACGTTAACCGTCTGGTTGCTGTTGACGCTTACTACAATGCCGGGAATCGACACCCTTAAGTCGTGTCCAAACTGGTAGAGCATCTCCATCATCACAGCGAGGCGAGGACCTAGTAACTGACCAAGGTTAAGGAAACTTCCGGGTTGTGCGTTAGCCCCCATTTGCTAACTGTGCCCCTTGTCCCGCGACCAACGCTGCCAATTGCGCACTCGCCAGATACCATCCAGTCACATCGGTATACCACTCTTGCCCGCGTGTATCGCCACTGTAACTCGCCCCAATCACTGCGTATGTTCCGTCTTTATTGAGTAAGCCGGGATACTGTCCTACCTGATACAGGAGTTGCTGAATCTGGGAGTTCTGTATATTGACGCACATGCAGGGTATCTTGACTTCCACGGTTGGGTCGAGAAGAAGTCGAATATCTACCCCTAACTGTGTTTGGCGCGGCGTTCCAATGATTCCGGTCGTAGGTGTATAGACAACGGCATTAGCCGTATCAATAGGAGTAGCCAGTGCAGCGGTACCGGATAGTCCGGTAAAATTCAATAGTCCTTTTTTCCCTAACCACCATTGCAGGTTGTTATCTCGCGCCGTCTCTGACAGGAATTTTCCGGGATTCCCAAACGCCGTCTTACTTCGCGGCAGACTTTTATTATTCAGAGTCTGTGTAATCTGCCCCACTCCAATCGGATGGTAAGAGTTAGCCGCTATGTCAGCTACGATCTGTTGCTGCTGCACACCGGACGCCCAAGACTTGTTGATGTAATTGCTACTGACTGCTCCGAGCCAGTTAATGCAGTGTAGGGTAAGTTTGAAGTCAATCTGATTCTCGCGCTCCCAGACGGGTTGGAGTACAAACCCATCCCAGATCACCCCATACTTCCCATTCAGGTATCCAGCGCTAAGAATTACTTCCATACCCTGCTGGACCTGATTGAATAACTGAGAAGTCGTAGCTTCATTCAGATTGTAGATGCTAATGTCTGCATACCACGGTGTTGACCACCAACTAGTATAAACATCGAACGTCAGACGCAACGCCTCGGGTTCCCATGCGGAGTCGGTTAGCGTATAGGCATTCCCGGCAGTCCCACCAGAAGGGATGATTTGCAGTTGATACTTGCGTCCAAACAGCGGATTAGATGCTGCGCTCACGCCGCTAGCACCGTGTTATCTCCCCACACAAGATGGAAATCACTGCCAAGATCATTGTTATTCGGGTAATCAATATCCACGCCCGTCGTATTAATCAGGTAGATACTTCCAATCCCCAAATACTGATACTGTCGAAGCAGATTGAGTCCCGTCACTAGCGGTATCCCTTGTACTAGCAGATTCTGATTGGCATCCGAGATCGACATGATCCAATAGGCCGCTACTTCATTGAATGCCAGAATAACGAAGAACGTATACACCGCTCCGTTGATAGACACGGCCACGTTAAAGGTCTGACCCGGAGCGCTGTTGATCGGAATAACTTGCAGGCTCATGGTTTGGGGATTGCGTCTACCCCATTCAGCGTACTAAATGAAGGTGGCTGAGTACTGAGGGTTCCCGTACTCGTAGTATTCGTAGCATTCGGGCGCGCACTGACTGTCTGCGAGCTAACGGTAGCAGAAATAATCTGTTCGAAATGCAGAGTTCCGTTAAAGCCTTGGCTGGTACGGAAGTCGTCGTGGCCGTTGACTAAAGACAGCCACATGTTCTGGTAGGTCTTGAGTCTTGTGACTAGAGTTATCGGAGCTCGAGACGCTTGTATCTGCAGGAAGGCCTGAAACGCACTTACGCTCTTGCTAGGAACCGAGGAGTACTGGCCCTGTATAAAACTCTGCATAGCGTTCGACATCTTCACCTGCAAAACTATGCGCGCCGGCAGCAGGTATACATGGTCGATGATTGCTGGCCCTACCTGCACAGGATGTCGTGTACCCACAGCTTCCTGCGTATGGTCCGCTAGCAATATGGCATCGAAATAGTAAGTAGTCGGGCTTCCGGTAGCGGCTTGAGTATTGGCTCCGGTTCCAGAAGCATCTGGCGTAGCTACTCCACCTACTGATCCCGAGCTAGTTACCGATGTAGCGGGTAATCCAGGAAGCGTGCAAGTTAAGGAATACTGCTGAGGCTGGCCCCAGTTGGCTGGACGATAGGCTCCCGCTGCAAGAAACTCGTTAAGCGCAATTGCGCCGAGAGCACTCAAGCGTAAGATCCTTGAACGGCTGCAAAGTAGCGCGAAGCTTCTTTTACCGCTGCCTCGTCTATACCCTCTTGTACGGCCTTCTTGATCTGTTCCTGCGTGGCTCCGGGCTGAGTGATATGGATACCACCAACGTGGATTGTTGGGCTATATGACTGGCGCTTAAAATCAGGGTCCGTCAGGTAGTTGTAATCCTTGCGCCATTTGCCGAGTACGTCCTTCTGATAAGCGTCAGCATCCGGTCCACTACCGTTATATTGCCGAGCCTTTTCCTCCCAAGTCGCACCGGGTTTATTCTTAAGCCAGTTCAATCCACCCCAAATATTCTGTAAAGGATCGTTAGGGTCCGTGATGATGCCTTGAGCCATTAACTGCTTGATCGTATCCGGCATCAATTGGAACATGCCGATCTCGCCCTTCGATCCACGTTTCGCCCAAGGATTAATACCGGACTCTTTGTCGGCTATCGCCATAGCCAGTCCAGCAGGAATGCCTAATTTTACGGCGTCTTTCAATATCTCTTCGTCATAGTTCACGCCAGATGGATCGCTTTTACTGTAATCCTGAGTCCGCTCATCTAACCCGAGATTGCCTATCCATGGAATCATGCGTTGTGTACGTGCGACAATCCCCCCGCCGCCCGGTCCTAAATCCTCAATACCATACCCACCCGGATGAGTCTTAAAGTACTCGCGAGTATAAGGCTCATGCCCGATGCCTACGCTATGCAGGAAACCTTCTAGCATCGAGGCTCCTGCCGAAACCTTATCAAAGGCCCAGACCGCTGCCTTACCGATGTCACGCAACGCCGGTGCGATCACGTTCGATGCTACATCGGCGATATGAACGAATCCTTGCGGAGACTGGAACCAGGCATTAAATTCCTTCAGCCGTTGCTCCAAAGACTCAGACCCGCCAAACAGTTTATTCAGTACGTCCTCGGTAAGCGCTATACCGAACATCTGCAATTCTGGCCCCATTCGAGTGAACTCAAAGGCTACATCTCGCACGCGACGCATCGCTATTTCCATGTTGACGAAGCCGCCCATGTTCTGAATCATTCGGTCTTGATCTTCGACTAACGTCTTGTAGCGCTCTCGCAACTCAGGCGGACCGAAGATTACGTCCTGCAGAGATACACCTAAAGTATCCAGCGCAATCTGCATCTTGCGAGCCGACTCCGTACCCATGAACATACGTCGCGCAAGCATTTGATAACCGAGGTCCTGTTTTGCCAGATTACTCATCATCGAGATAGTGCCCGCTGTTACGCCTGCCGCGATTGCTGCGAAGGCTCCACTAACAGCTAAAAATCCCAACGTTACATCCTTGGCGAACTTCTCCGTCTTGACCGCAGTCAACTTAAGAGCATCCTCCCACCTGCGTTGACTCGGAGCGTCAACGGTGAAACCAAGCGAAACGAGATATTCTTTTATTGTGCTAGTTTTCCCGGCCATGATTCAGTTCGTCTATGAGAAGATTTATTTCCACTAACTGCTCGAAACTATACGTACCATCGTCTACTTCGCAGTGACGCCAGTAGTTTGCGACGACTGGCCGGAAGAGGTAGGGATCGATTCCGGGGTGCTCAAGTCCGGGAAGACTACGAGCAGAGTCTTCAGCGCCCCCGGAGCGAAAAAACAGTAGAGGTTGAAAACAAGCCCCGAGATAGTCAGGGCGGTGAGTGTTACTAGGTCTAACTCTGGAGGAATGAACCGTCCGTCCGCCATTTGCAGCGGCATCGGAACGCGCTGCCCGGCATTATCTTCGTAGCGCTTAATGACATTCAGGCACTTAGTCTGAATGCGGTTGAATGTTTCCTCGGGAAGTTGCGAGAGGATCGCCGCAAGAGATATTCCTAAATCTTTCTCGCTTATCGGCTTCGCATCTCCGGTTTCCAACTGCACCAACAGGCCGCGCATATTGAATTGCGCTGCAATCCAACTTCCGTCGCGGGGAGAGAAAGAACCTATCTGATACGTAGTATTTTCAATAACTACGTCTTTTGTGCGTGGCGTCACAATAAGACCTCTTTCCTTAAACAGTAATGTTCGCGATATTGCAAGCCATGAGAACCCACGTCAGTTTTCCACCTTGCGCGGCATAGGTCTTGTCGGGGATCTTCTCGAAGCTAACGCCCGTCAGGAGATGCTGACTTTGGTCAACAGTATTCCGTAAGCTCAGACTACTGGCTGCCCAATTAGTAACGTCTCCACCGTCCGCCGCAATCTTCAGCAGGTTATACAGAGCGAGTAATGCTGCGTGTAACGAACTATTCTGCTGCATCTGAATCGAGACCGCGCCATTGTCTCCAGCGATGTAGCTAGGCATGACGGTAGAATCCGCCGCTACATCATGCGTCGTACGCACTGTATGCATGGATACAACGAACTCCCCCATACCGATCTCCCCGGCAAACACGATAGGCGCATCGAAGAGAACCGGGTTAGTCATGGATCCCGATGTGTCTTTGAAAGAATACGTGGTAGACTGAGCCGACATTTAAGTTCTCCTTAGAGATTGACGATTACACCGATCACTACCGACTGCACAGCTCCCGCTTCATTGATCACGGTATAAATCGGTTGCGCCTTCCGAGCGGCTTTATCAGCTTTCGATTGCTGAGAGTAAGGATAGGCTTGACTCAGGAATCCAGCAGGTAGCGGGTCTCCGGGACTGAGCGACAGCACATCATTTACACCTTGATACGTTCCGGGAGCCAAATATCCGGTATTGACCGCCGCTTGACATGCCCCATTTACTGCATGGATCAACTGCGTCTCACCCGGATCGGTCTGCGGTACGGACGGCGAAGCGATCAGCAGATTCATTATTGAGTACTGAATAGCCGCTGCCAGAATCGCTCGATTGAGTACTGGGTCGATAAACAGACCGCTCGGAGTAATGCCGGGAGTCACTAGCGTGTAGGTATTCGCATAACCAACGTAAACGTTACAATTGTTTCCGGTAATCGTATTGACTTGCGCTTGCGAGAGCGGTTCGGGACTGACGCCGATTAGAGTCTTGCCCCACTCCGTGAAGTAACTGTTCGGCAAGCCGGTGTTCTGACCGACGACGCTCCCCATCAAAGCCGCTGCACCATAGGCATTATTCGGAGCCACGCCGCTCTGGGTAGTCGAGTAGACTAAGGCGGTATTCGAATACTCATCACCTTTCAGCGTCAACGCCAGATTGTTAGGCGCATTATTCAACACGGCGACGTCCGCCGTAGTATGGAAATAGAAAGTAGGAGGAGTAGCAGCTTGAACGTAAGGCGCAATCGCTTCTGCATCTGCCGTTGTAGCATTGCAGCACATCACGCCCCAGAATACAGAAGATGCCGAGCGGCAGGCGATTAAGGCGACTAAATAGGTCTCACCGACCGCGGTGATGTCTACTTCTAGACCTACCCCATCGCCAGTAGTCGTAGTCGCTAATCCAGTAGCCGTGGAGTACCCGGTACCGTCTGTTCCGGCAGGTGGCGTAAATACGGCTAGCCCGGTAACGACTCCGCCACCACCTATTGTAGTAACTTCACATTGACCAAGCGTTGCCCCAGATTGGACTACTACAATTACGTCGCCTACTGCATATCCTGTCCCTGCATTGCCCGAATGAGGAATCACGGTATTTAACGAAGTCAGGTCCTGGCGTCCTACCCAAACATAGTTAGGAGGCTCCGCTTGACCGAAGTACAGAACGGCAGCAATGTATTCTGGACTGGTAGTAGTAAACCCATCCGTCAGCATAGCCGCTAACGTTTGATACTGCCGGAGACGCTGATTAGTACCGTAGGAAGGAATCACGGCTGAGGGGCCAATGATTAGCCCTTGGTTGAACAAAGGTGGGGCACCTAGCGATGGTCCAGCAATCACAGTTACATCTACGATAGACTGCAGCGGCAGGGCGGGACTAGACATATTAAGATTCCTCCACTACGATGTCGGCGACCGACTGCCCGCCGCTAGTACTGACGATTACCTCTGCGCTTACCACCGACTGCGCTATCGCGACTTCCGTAACGAACTCGTTAAACCTTGCGCTGAAGTCTGTACGCTCCCACCATTGACCATCCCTCGACTCTGGGACTCTACGAGGTGCGGCAGGATTGGTAACTAAGTAAAGTTGACTGGCGGCGAAGATGTCATGCGTTGCTTGCGAGAACAGACTTGAACGTACCTGTCGCGCATGATCGAAACTGTTTGGGCCGACGAACTCCCAGAATACTTCCCAAACACGAGTGTAGTTAGTCTGCTCATAATACGTAGTTACGGCTGCTTCGTCCTGTCCAACCGTCTGCGAGTAATTCGACTTGTACTTCTCTCGGTTGTACTGATCGTCCACTTCGATCTCGCGAATGTAAACCACATCTTCATTGATCTCTTGAGCGGGTTGCCCCTGTTGCTGCCAACCAACTCGAACTTGCGAATACACCGGATCGGTTGGAGAAGTAGGAGCAGGTAGGCCAAGCATGGCGATAGTCACCTGCTGGATTACTGCATCCATCTGAACTGGGACTAGGGGGAAAGTGGCCATTTAGTTCGGCTTCGCGAATACTCCTCTATCGCCAACCTGTCCCGCAATAGCGTTTGTCATAACAGGTTTCCCTGTTGGAATTTTGGTTAATTGTTTTTCTAATTCCTCGATTCGCTTTTTCAATCGAGTAATCTCGTCTTTTTCCGTATCCATTCCCCTATGATCCTTCTTGTAGTGTTCAAGTGCAACTATTACTCTTATTCTTCGCCTAATACCCACGTCATCGCCTGCCTGAGCGCCGCCGTATCAATTAACGGGCGACTCGAACCCTTGCGCCGTATCGTACTCGGAGCATTCGGAGCCCAATGATTCTTAGGATTCACAAACCACTGTTTAACCGCATTGCTAGCTACTACGCCCGCGAGACTCAACTCTTTGACTACTTCGTCCGCCTTGCCGTCTAACGCGGCCTTCGCTGCCAACTCCAACTCGGGCAGAATCTTTTCTTGATTCTCCTTATCCTCAATCGCAGGCTCTATGATCGGACGAGCGGGAATACCGCGAATCGCACTGCCATGTGTATGTATATATGTGAGTTCGGCATTGTTAATCCCTGACTCCACTGCCATCTTCTCCGCACGCTTCCGCCGCTTCCCTTTCATCTTCATGGACAAGGCAAGCACTTGACGTTTACGTTCTAACGCATCTGTAGCGGGAATCCCTACGTACACTTGTTTTTTCTTGAGCGCATTCAGGCTAGCCGCCATTGCTTCCGGCGTGACTGAGGACTTACTCGTTACTGAGACGGTAGGGTTCATTTAGATTTGAATGCCAGATTCCGCGAGCAGTACTTAAAGCAACTATTCGTATGAAAGTGGGATTCCAGTTTCTTCGGGACCGTTACAGGAGAAGTAGCCGCAGCTTTTATCGCTACCCAAAGCGTCACGCCATTCTGCCCTACTGCTATAGCAGAACCGATCAAAGCGAGTACTAATCCAGCGGTTGCCACTACTTCCAGGGACCGCCTGCATGGACGATTTTAAGATCGGTTTCCGCGTCATCCAGAACCGGAAGTACCATCCAGAAGAAACCAGCAAGGCCCCACTCAGTACCCCAACTATTCTGAATCAATGCTGCTGGAGGACAGTTCGCGGGACGCAGTGTAGGAGTCTCACCGATGTCGTAGCCCACTATCAGAACCTCGTGACCACCGAGTACATTTTCGCCGGGTTGAGGATTGTAGATTCCAGTACTCTCCACTTCGTCCGATTCAAACGAGGCATAGACAGTAAAGCCTACCTCTACGGGCCATGGCGTTGGATCGCCAAGAACGCTAATCGCTACTTGCGATCCGGCCAACCCATGATAGGCACCCATCTTGTACTGAACAGCATTCGCTGTCATCTCTGCCGTTGGCTGGATAATCTTCTGGCTGGAATCGGGATACAGCGAATCCTCACAAGTACCATCCGCGATTACTACAGTGGACCCCGTAGTGCCATCGGAACCGTTATCTTGCGGGAAGTCTCCATTGTCGATCAGTTCGTTCGCATAGACGAACAGCGGACTCAGGACAGGTTGCTGGTTTAAGTACCGACGGAATATCCACTCTAGCGCTTCCGAGAAGGCATGGCCGGTACAGGAACCCAAATTGCCTTGATTCTTTACTGGACCGCACCATTTACGCAAGTCTACAACCTGCAAGGGAGCAAGCATTGTACGCGTCAGCATACGGTGCACGGGAAGCGGCGCGGGTATTTTGCGATTGAAAATATGGCTCATGCTGCTGCAATCTCCTTGTATCGCGTTAATTGCCTGACTTGCGATAGCGTCATCTGCTGAATGCGACCAGCCCTGTATACTCTGTGCGGCCAAGTCAGATGTTCTAGGCGCACAACTGGAGCAGGCCCACATCTGCAATTCCAGATTCCACCAGCCTGGTAATGCCCCACAGGTTTCTCGCCTACTAATGTCTCGGGAGACGGCGGATCATCCCAGAAGATAAGTACGCTTTGCATCTTGCGGTGACTCCGTCGGACTCGCTCATCTTGACTTGTTTCCCACTCGTAAATTGGTAATCCTAAATTCTCGCTTCGCGCCTCGATCAACGCCGTATTGCTCTTACTGATCTCTGTTCTCGCTAGCCGCATTGCGCTGGAGCGGACGAGTCGCGCTAAAGGCTCCCTCCCAGAAAGTTCCTTAGCACGTCCGCCCGCCGCTCCATGTGCCGCTGCCATCGCCGCCACCTGCGCAGCAACGCTCTTAGGTAAAGTCGTAATCAACTGCGCATTCTCTTGTATCAGTGAGCGCACCCGCTGCCCCACAGGGCCTTTTAGCTCCTTTTGCAGCGCTGAGTACATGAAACGGCTTCTGCCGCTCTGCGCCGCCGCCTCGCGCCAGGATCGCGCCTGCCCAAAATACAATCCCGTAATCATCCGAGTTGCGGCTTGCTGCGCATATCGGGTAAAGAATTCTGCACTGCCTATGATCTGAGTACCGAGAGCGTAACTCTCTTTAATCAGTTTGAACCATAACTGAGTGAGGTTCGAGGCATAGTCGTACTCCGCTCGGCGTCGAGGAGCCCAGTTAATCATAGGGGAAACATACTCGGCAGGCAGTAACTCATCCCGATTACAAAGAACACCGCCAACATCACGCCTACAAACACCGCTAGTACGATCAAGGCGAACTCTCTCACGCCATCAGTCCAGTAGGTAAGGGAATCTGAGTCACTATAACGCTAACCGCGAATAGCAATGTCTTGAGCGCACACTGCGGATTCTCGCAGTACCATCCGCTATCGTTATCGGTAAGCATCCAACCGCAAGTACAGAACAGATTCAATTGTGCTTTAAATCCCGTACCAGAAGCGCAATGGACAATGTCTTGACTCACGCTCCGCGCATCCTAGTGGCGACGGCATAATTAAATCCGCGATTCCCGTATGGACCAATACTTTGCACGCGCCATCGCTGCCCGCCATAAAGCAGTATGTCGCTTATTACCCCTCGCTGCTCGCTAGTCTCATAGATCGTGGTTGATGTTATAAACATACGAGCTCCATGAACGCGATCAGCTTCGGGAATCATCTCCAGGTAAATGTCTTGAGCCACGGTAACGATGCCATATGCCTGAATATTTTGCGGGGTATTTGCCAACAAGCCACCGACACCGAATGCCACAGTAGTACGCAGGATAGTAAATGCCTGCGCTATATCTGGGTTTGTTACTGAATCTAGGAGAGCGGAGATCATCAGCCTTGTGCGTAAACAATCACGTAGTCTTGTATCGGAGTAGTGCCGCCGTCCAAGTAGCAGAGCGCATTCGCTGCTGGTACGGTTCCGAGAAAGAAGCCTGTAGTATTCACTAACGTGTTGGCCGTCGTAGTTATGGCCGGCAAGAATACATGCTGCCCCGTTCCGCAGTTAGTGCCAGTCCCATAGACCAAACTGAAAGTGGGTGTAGTACCGCTAACTCCTACGACTGTTACCTTGCAAACATAGATTGGTGTTCCTGAGGGAACGGCTATCAACTGTACCGCCGCTGTTCCAGCAGTAGCACCTAGTAGCGTAGTAGTAGTCTTAGATTGGTCGCAGGAATTGTAAGACTGCTGGGCGTGGACGATATAGGGCTTAGTCTTGTTATCGTGTAGATTTATTAGAACTGCGAGCGCTACTATTCCCGTAAACACTGTAAGAGGAAACCAGAATAACCGTACAGTGGTTTTTGCTACTTCTATAATCTTCTTCATCATAGGAAACCCTCTACGCGAGAACCTGATACCAGATCGAACCAACCGCTCGACTGACTCCGCCAAGAAGTTCGTCTACTGCCTGTTTGACTCCGAGCCAGGTCTGATTCCCATCCCAGTCGTAATCATGGCCGCAGATTATGCCTTTCGGTGCTAGCAATTGCTTCCATGCCAAAATGTCTGCTTTGACATCGCGGTACTCATGCGAGCCGTCAATAAACACCATATCGAAGGGCGCGACGTTCTGACTTAGCAGTTGACTAGCGGCACTTGTACTGCTCATGCGCATCGCAGTCAGGTTAGTTAACCCGGAGATGTTGGCGAGGAATTGCGCGTGCAGCCAGTTGCGATTCTGCCTCTTCAACATTTCCTTGTGTTCGCCGCTTCCCGACCAAGTATCAACTACAAGAACTGTTCCCGGACAATTATCGGCTAATGCCCGAGTACTGCGGCCCATCCATGAGCCAATCTCTACCACGCGGTGACTAACGGAACCCATTTCAGCCAGCCATATCATCTCCGCCTCATCCATCCAGCCCTCAATGGTTAGAGCGCGTGTGATGTTTATGCTGACTTCTGGAGTTGTTCTGGGCATCTTCCGTTGAACGGAACAGTGAATACTTCTTTGCCGTTATCGCCACCCCATTTAGCTCGGTAGTATGCCGCGTGCAGGGGATAAACGATGCTGTTGAGGAATCGCAATTTAGGGTCGGCTTTGAGTGTTTGGCTAGGTTCATGCTTGACAGGTAGGCCGGAGTCCAACGTTAGGTAACTGGCAAGGCGCAAGCGACGATAGTAATCACAGTCTGAGAGATACCAAGGCAGATTTACGTCCCATGGACCAACTGCCATACATGCCTTGACATTCAATGCTACAAGGGCATCGTAGGCAGTAAAAATGCATCCCCAAATACCACCTATATCATTCTCAGTGTCATCTGCGACTCGGCATTGTCGAAGAAGTTCATCTCCGTGCCCCTTTAAGGCTTCGGCATCGGAGTGCATAAAGAGACAATACTTTCGCTTCCATTCCTTCGCCATTTGCAAACCGAAGTTCATAGTCTGAGCAAACGTTAATGGACTGCGCGGATGTATGAACCCACTTAAGCCCCGAGGAAGCCCACAGCCTTCTTCTGAATTGTCTATGACGGACGGTCCCAATTGTTGCACAGAAATACACGCCCGTTTCAGTAAATCAGGTCGGTTGACATAGGGAATGAATAGACAGTAATCCTTCATGCTGCTACCAAACTTTCTTTCGAGGGGGATTGAACTGGCTTAACGCCATCTTCCAACCAAGAGCGCCAGCGAGTCCAGACGTTTCTCCAGTCGAGTTCCTCGGGGAGTTCCCCGCGTATCCCAATAGAAGTCTCAATTTGCGTAGTCCAATTTTGGACTGAGAATACCGGACGGGAAGCGCCATAAATTCCATCGCTACGCAGAGCGATAGGTTCGACTAACTGCCATGGTCGCATCCATTCCGCCGCCCCGCCATAGTTACCATGCACACATGGCGTTCCGCACGCTAGTGACTCGAATATCGGATAACCGAATCCCTCACCGGACCCGATACCAAGCGTTACATCACAGGCAGAGTAGTTCTCCGCCATCGCTTCATCCGAAAGCATTCCAGTAGTAACGCGCGCTTGCTGGATACCGAAGTCTTGAAGCAATCCGGGTATATCCCACTCACGAACGAGCGTATCTGTATGCAGCCAGAGTTCTATGTTTTTAGACTTCGCTAACTCCGCACAAGTCGCTATCCCTAGTCCCCAATCCTTACGCCGCTGATTCGTTGCGACAATTCCAATCCGTAGAGCTTCGGATGGCTTCCGTTCGCGGGGATAGAACACCGATGTATCAATGCCATGCGGTAACGCTTCGAACTCGCATCCATCAAAGGTACGGCTTAGTATCTTCGCGGCCCACTCCGAGTACGCTAGAACGCGGTCATAGCCTTCAATCGTTGCTTTCAGCACGCTTCCGAGTTTATCGTTCGGGCCAGTCGCATCTATTGGCAGATAGCCCCACTTCTTAAATAGTTTGCGCTCTAGAAATGACTTCACGTACGGATCGGGGCAATACTCCGGCCTTGTAAACCAGAGCAATCGACTGACATCCCAAACAGTAAGCACTATGCCTTGCTGATCTCCTGCGAAGTCTTCCCAAACACTTGGCAGCGTTCGAGCCACCCAGCCCATAGAAGTATTATTGCCGAGAGACTCCATGTTGTACTGCTGAAATCCTAGTGCCTGCGAACCTGTACCATTAGCCCCGTAGGTAGCTACACGAAACTTTGGACAGTAGCGAGCAATGCGAGTAGCTAAGTCGCGGACAATGCGCCCTAGTCCAGAGGAAGCGGTTGGAGCATCACCTAACAACAGTAGTGGAATAGGTCTCATTGCAGAATTCTACTCCCGCGAGTCAAGCGATCCTGCTCAAGCTTGATCCCAATAGCCATGCCGTACCAGACCGCTATCTCTACGGTAAGTGCCGGAGTACATCCCGGAGTTGACATGCACTGCTCGGTGACTTGCGCCAGTAGATGTAGAACAGGACGTTCATGCGCCTGGACCTCGATACGAAGCTTATCCATAAGCGCCCGCCGCGAATCGGAGTCATCCTTGAGAAATTCAGAAATCGTGTTCGTTACGTCGTAGGGGATCATAAATTATTCCTGTGGATTGGGCGCATTGAATGCCCAAGGTCCAGCCCATGCGCCCATGCTACCGAATCTGCCTCCGCATCCCCCGCCTACGTATAGCGGTCCAGCACCCATGATATTGATTAGGCGCTTCAGCCGAATACCGTAAGTCGTGAAATTCCAATGTCCTGCATCCAACTCCAGCGTAGCAGCAGTATTGTAAGTCACCGTAACATTAGCCCCACTCGATGCCGCGATAGAGCCTTTAGCGATACCGGGAACTGTCTGATCACCGCCCTGCTCTGACCAAGCCTCTAGAGCTACATTGTGTGCAACGAACAATTCGCAGGCCGTGTAATACATGTTACCCCAGCGCGATTGATTCAGCATCACTACGGCCATCTGCAGCCAGTAAGCGATAGAGTCAGGCGAAATCTGTAAGGCGTTAGGGTCTGAGTTTCCGCTCGTATCGAACCTAGGATAGTCCGCAAGGAACTGCGCCGATGTAGGAGCTATGCTCGGATTCGCGATCGGACCAGAGGACACTTTAACTCAATCCTGTACTACCTTCAGCGATCTTGTTCCCGATGTTTCTACCTTTAGCGACGGCTTCACCGATACCGATAGCATCTGTCTGATGTTCTCCTATTTCCATAGCCTCGGAACCTTCTACCAAGTCATCCTTCGCCTTCTTGTGCTCTGACTCCTCTTTTTCTTCTTCCGCCCACTTCTCGAAGCTTTCATCACCGGGTCCTTGTTTACGGAAATGAGCACCAATATTTGTATTTATAGCTTTATTGACTTTCCCCGATCCTGGCTGTCCTGCACTACTCGGTTCATGTTTCTTTTGATAACTTTCGGCATAGCGCGATACGGCACGAAGATTAACACCTTTTTGTGATTTTCTGGCTAGCCTCTCTTCTGGGGTCGAATCATTTTCGGCGTCTTCCGCAATAGCGCTCGGCATTGCTCCCGAAGTCAAAGGTTCTGTTCCCGGTATTCCTCCATGTTCGCGGGATGTGAGATTATCGCTTCTGCTATCAGGCGGAGAACTCTGAGTTGGCTGAACCTCATCTCCAACCCCAGCACCATGCCATGTCTTGATACTGGCGGGACCGACACGAGTACCAGCAAGCATAGGCGCTGCCTCTTCGCGCGGGGCTGGACCAAGATTGCCCCAATAACTTTCATTCTTCTTATTCACTTCCGATGCCGTCATAGCCGTTTCCGCATCCTTGGCTTTTCCACCTTGAGGATGAGCGGTATGCAAAGCGGCAGCTACTGCCTGCTTCGCAGGGTGACCATGCTCGACCATTTCGTGAATGTTCTTACTTATTGTTGCGGGACTTGTTCCCTTTACGAGAGGCATTGGAATCCTCTTTCCTGATCTCAGTCTGAAGATTTTCCTCGAACTCTTCTGGCACTTCAGTTTCGTCCTCAACTGGCGCAGCCGTTCTTGAATCTAACTCTTTCGGCTTCCAGTCGGTAACTTCCGCATGAAACTTAGCCCGCGCCATCGGGTCTAGCTGCTTTACGAACTCAACCGCCGCTTCCACGCTACTAATCTGCACGCCTTGCGACTGCAGGAACTTCACATGCTTATCGGTTAAGCCCAGCGTATCGGGAGCAGTCTTTTGATATACCGTCACTCCATTCTTTTTCAGGTGCGAATGATACTGAAGGCTAACCGGCACGGCTTGCGTCCCAGCCTGAAATACAACTAGGCCACCGTAATTGTCGAGGTTGAGCGCGACTTTATGCGGGAACCTCATCATCACGGTAGGTTCATCAGCTAGAACTGGCGGGATAATCGTTCTATCAGTTCTTGTTGAGTTAGGTGTATATTGCCCCAGCGTAAGACTATTCGGACGTGGGGGAGGATCAACGGAAGTCATTAGGGGAATCGTTTCTTGCGGTGACATGATCGGTACTCCTTTTGGTTAATTATAACAAGAGCGCGGTGGCTCGCGCTCTCACGACAATCCGCTAGCATACCCAAGGGTCTCGGGGTACACAATCTCCAACGCTCCAAGACGCGCGAAGTACGTTGTCTTATGGTACATCCCATCATACTGCACCGGAGTCCGTTGCAGCATAGTCATGGGATAACGAACGCGCTTCTTGTCCTTGGTATAGGCGCACATAATATCGTACCCAGCGCCCCCGGTTCCAATAGTCCCGCCTGACGCTACGCCCTGACACCATTTACAGGGGAAGATAGTTAACTTGCCACGCCCTGAAGTAGTCAGGATATTGTTTTCCTGAATGTACTTCAGGATGCTGACGTTACCGGCCGTGGAGATAATCGACGTGCTGATTAACCCAAAAGCAGTAGGCGGAATCAGCAAGCGATCCGGAACTACAGCCCATGCCGAGTTGGCCCAGACCGAAGTCAGCAAGGTATTGACATCTGTAGCGACAGCAACGTAATTGCCTGCCGCAATCTTGCTGGCCCAAGTCGTATTGCTGCTCACGGTAGCCACAGGAGCGTTATAGCCTACCTCCTGTACTCCCGCCGTTGTATTAAGTAGCCCTGTAATCAGCGGAGTGCTCGTCTGCAGCGGATTACGCAGCGTGGTATCGCCGACGTATACTTGCTCGTCGATATCCATCTGGTGTTTGAGTTGCAGCCCTTCATACTTCTGCTGGTCTATCGGACGACCGAGCCTCGCTGCTGACTCCAGTTCCATAATCGTGTACTTCAGTTCAATCGCCCATGGAGTGAGCGGATTAGGAATCTTCGCAATATCTACGTCAATTCCGGTGATTTGATCCGTATTCTTGCCCATCCAAGCCTTGCCGTTTCCGATGGTCTGACCCGCGCCAAGTCCGCCAGCGGATGCATAGGTAGAGATAGTGTAACTGCTGATTTCATCGGCTATCGTGACATCTTCCCGCAAATCAATGTCTCGACCCCAAGTTACCGAAGCCAATGGATCATGCAAAGTTTGATCCAATCGCTCCAATTCCCCTACCAAGAACGCACCGGTTGAATCAACCGTGCGCCCATCGTGGGTAGTCTCGACGCGCTTCAGTTTCTTGCCAGGCGCATCGCCTTCGCCCGATTGCACCAGTCTCATGGCATCATCGAACGTCATCATTGCATCGCGCGTCCGACCAGCCACGATCTTACGGTTACCTAGATTTGGCAGGTACGGACTGTGAATCGCTTCCGAGTTCGTCATAGTCTATTGATTCTCCTTTACTGAATGTTGTTACTCAGTCCGCACTACCTTATGCATGGAAAATTAACTCTCCAACGTAGTTCGCATCCCAGCCGCCTTGATAAACAGTCCGCGGGACAGTACCTACCTGAATCACTGAGCCCGAGTCAGTAGCTTCCCAGAGCCCTTGAACATGAGCGCCGGAAGTAACTGCCGTCCAGATGAAGGCTGGTCCGCCCTTTACCGGAGCATTGTCCACATTATTGAATGGGATGGAGATGTACCCAAACTTCAGTACATCCATCAGACCACCAGTCGGAGGGGTAGCCGAGCCAATTGTCGCCGATAACGGCAGCGTGCCAGTGGTTTGAGAGATTGGATATGGACGTACAGTGATACCGTATACGTCCGTCAGCCCCGAGTCGCCAGCAACTAGCGGACGAACGCCCTCAGTCGTAGGATCGATGACTACACCCTGTCCGTAATACAGCGGAGGAGCAGTAGAGTCAATCAATACGGGTTCAATCGACGCAGGATGAGTCCGGTTAACTGCTCCGGCAAATCCAGCAAGCATACGAAAGTCAATCGCAATATCGCGAGTTCTTCCCGCATCCTTCATGCGCCGATCCCTTGCAATAGCCGCATAGCGCTTTAAGCCTAGCGGCGACTGCTCCAAGCAATCCGGGTCATAATGGTGGCGGCCCGTAGCCAGTAATTCTTTTAGCTCGTTCCACTTCATAATCTAATTCTCCTCTCGAACAATTTTTACTACGGGTCGTTACTTGTACATCTCTGCCAAACGCTTATTCATGTCGGCAGGCGTCTTGATCTTGCCTACCGCACCAGAGCCACCACCGCTGGCTGTATTACGGTCCTCCGTGGAGTTGCTTCGGGTATTGTTCAGCATCCGCTTATAGCCGCCAACGGAACGGAATACAGTACGTACTTCGTCGCACGTCATGCGCTTCATATCGCGGCTACTGAGTACTCCATCCATGTAGGACTTCAACTCTGGTTGTGTATGGGCCAGTTCAAGGACACCGCGACGGAACTGGCAAACCGCGTCTAGAGTCTTGCGCGGAGCAGCTTTAGCATCGAACGTTGGAGCTTGGTAGCCAGGAGTAATGATCTCAGCCAGACTCACGGTTTCCTGCCAACTATCTACGAAGTAAGCCGAGTCCTTGGCTTTCTTAGCCTCATCACCCGTTCCCGGAGGTGCTTCCATCTCCAGCGAGCCTTCGATGGCCGTATTGTCCTTGGTCTTCTCTTCTTCCTCTTCCTCTTCTTTTTTCTTCTTTTCGAACTCATCTTTCATTGACTTAACATCTTTGCCGATGGTGTCAACGGCATCCTCGACCTTCTTCATGCGGGCATCGAGAGCGCGATCCTTCATCTTCGCGTCTTTGCATTTAGCGCAATCGCAGTCCTCTTTGTGCTCGGCATCCCGAGTCATGCTTGAAATAGTTCTAAGCTGCTCCGTAGTTAGAGCAACCGTATCTCCCTTCGGGGCTTCGGCTAGAGCGGCATTTAAGGCCGCCTCGTCCTTACCCGCGAAAGCGGCTTTCACTTTATCAATCCAGCTCATAGCACAATCCTCCGTGTTTATAGTTTTTTTGTCACCAATTGCACAACGCGGACCGCAACGTCCGTTTTCTACCAAAGCCACATGATTCCCAATGATATTGAATTGCCGATAACGGGCAGGTCCTGTCTTCTCATACTTCGCCTGATATCCACAACTGACTTCGCGCAAACCATCGCGCACCGCTTCAATATCGTCTTTATTAGTGATTAAGAGATCGGCTATCGCTACATCGTCTTGCGCTGCTTCTCCGCGCCTCACTCTCAATACGACACCTGAGGCTAATCGACGCCAATTATCCGGAGTAACATCATCATCCGGATGCGAGTTAACGACAGGCTTACCTTCAAAGCTAGCAAGGGTTTCGGGACGGAATACATCCTCTGCCGAGCGGTCTACATAGGAAATGCCATCGAGTCCGGTTTCTAGTGGTTGCACTTCGCCGTCAATCTCGGTATAGACCTCGCCGGGACCATAGAGCATCTGTCCCGTGCGATAGATTGGCGTATTCTCACATAACAGGAATCCCTCGGGTGTAAGCGATTGCTTCTGCCCAAGACGCTCCCGTATGAAGTACGTTTGCTTTTGACCGACGATCATTGTAGACGTTCGATAGTGGCCGAAGCCTTGGAAGCCGTCAGCGTCCCGCTGGCCAGAGTCAGTTTTACGACCATGGCCGTTGCGGAGCCGTCAGTATCGTAAGTCTGGCAACCGCTATAATTCGAAGCCGCGCTCGTGGTAAACGTGAGCGCAGGAGCCGCAGTCCCTGTCTGAGTCAATGACAGATTAGTAGGTGTCTGAGCATTACCGTTGGAGTCCTTCCAGGTCATACTCCAACCGACTACAGCAGATGTTGCCGTCGCTACAGAGAATGTAATACACGCCCGATAGGTAACCAGCAGATGATGGCGGAGTAACGGATAGTAGACTCGTATCAGCAGCAGTCTCTGACTTCTGTAAGGTCTTACCTACAACGGTTGGATAGCAGGTAATATTGAATGCGCTTGTTAAAGTCGCACTGCATCCCGAAAGCAGGTTAATTACTGGTGGTACGCTCGACACGACTCCAACCGAGGAGCCATTGTTATTCACTTGCAGTGTTCCACCTTGCGCGACGCAGAAGGTGGTAGCGAAAAGGAACAGGCAAGACAATAGCGTTTTCATTGCATCAACTCCTGCAGTGCATCCTTAGAACTAGCAGCACTTTTCTTAGCTTTTGCTTTCCCGTTCGGCTTGCCACCTTCTGGCTCAGGAGGATTCTCGGCTAACTCCATGCTCTGCTCGCCCTGTTCCAGCATCTGCCCATGCTGCTCCTCGGCCATACTTGCACCCGTAGTTTGGGAGGCAGACTTAATATCGTCGTCGGTTATGTTCGTCCAGCGCCCGCTGATCTTCGATAATTGCCGGAGTTCCTTTAATGCAGTCTGCGGCGAACATATACCGGCATTAAATACACCAGTTACATTCGCAGCGTCTTGGCTGCCAATCTGCGCCTTATCATTGTCGCTCAGCACCCAAAGACTGCGAAAATCAAGAGTAAAGCCTTCAGGCAACTTAACCCCTTCGCTCTGCGCAATCGCTCGATAAATACGAGTCAGCGGAACAAGCAGCCACCTATTCTGCTGTTGTTTGATACCGTCGTAGTACGTTCGCAGATCGGACTCACCAGTAGCATTCATACCGATAGGGGATTGACCGAAGAGGCGCGTGAGGGGAATCTGAAGCGCACCGCCTAATTGCTGTCCAAACTGAATCAGAGCATCACTAAGGCCAGAGAATGATGGCTGAGCCATAGCCGCAAGCTCGTCCTTGCCGTCGATGAGCGTAATACCCTCAATCGACTGCAACCGCCGCATGAACTCGGTATAGCGTAATAGGTTCTGCTCGCCTGGTCCACCGTTAGCTATAATCTCTCGCATACCGTCGATCTTGTAGCAACGCAGATAAGCCTTGTAGACAAGCTGTGCCGCTCCGGTAGTGGCTGAGTCGAAAGCAACCATGCGATCATACAGGCGCTCTAGTACCGATATGCCCCAGAGGTTCTCCATTACGCGCTGCCAGTAACTTAACCGAATGCCTTCCAGTCGGAGACACCGCGAGTAATGGATTTTCTGCTTGATAACTGCGGGTGCTGTAGCGAGCACGGTGTAGAACTTAGGCAAGCCGAGATCGGGACCAAGGTCAGTTACCAAATCGTTCAGTGATGGATCAATCATCCACCGATCCAAGACTAGTAAACCCTTGAACTGATCCTTCCCGATAGTCTCCAAGCGTAGCGGCGTCTCCATCCGCTGCCCGTCAACTAGCATGACTGCAATAGCGCCACCATACAGCCTCGACCATTTCACCGTGTCCGAGATTGCCGGCCAAATCTGAAATGTATTGACCGCCCGATCCATATGCTCGATATCGTCAGGCTTAACGTCACCCCTGATATCGGCCCCAGCGCGCGTCATGTCATCAGCTACAACATCGACTGCTACGCCACCAAGCCATGAGCCGCGATGAATCCATTCGAGCAGGGTACGGATTCGGGTTATTGGATTAAACCCGTAACTCGATGAACTTAAAAGATTGTCGGTTCCTATTCCTAAATTCGCTGCAAAATTTTGGAGAGAGTCTGCGGTCTTGTTCAAGCGCAAGTCGCGGGCTTTTTTGTCAGCAGCTAGTGCCTGTTTGACGACGCGCTTGATACTGGCTTTCGCCATTATGCCGCCACCTTGCGGATCATTTGCCACTCTTCCATGGTTCTAGCGCCCTTACTTTGATTACAGGGGGGACAGAGTAACTGTAGATTGCTAGGCCAGTTCGAACCGCCTCTCGCTATAGCAAGAATGTGATCAACATGATACTTAGGACTTAGGTTGGATGGACAAGCCGCACAGATCCCTTTCTGTTTCTGGAATAAAGCGATAATATCTTGTGGGCTGTGCCGACCTCCTACTAACCGTTTTCTTGCTCGACGATTGCGAACGAGAACTGCTGCCTTAAGACGTTTCCCTACGATATCACGCTCCCTAGACCTAACTTCCTGTTGTCGAACTTTATCGCGATTAGCTCGTTTCCATTCACGATTAGCAGCAATGCGTTTTGCTTTGTCTTTTCTGTAGTGCAGTTTAAGATATTCTCGACAATCGCGAACTCTCCCCTTTTCGCGTTCATGTTTGCAGCTTACACATGTCTTTGTAGAGATGATACGTTCGCATACATGGCCGCGCTTGCATGGTATACCAGTGAAATAGCGAGTCGGAGAAATGAATGCAGAAGCAGGAGTCTTGGCACTCATGAGAAGTTCCTTCCTCGCCACCGTCTCGATGCTCTACGCGGCAAATGAATCGCCTTGTCTCCTACTTCAACTGCAGGCTGCTTCATCTTAAACGTCACGCTTTTAGCTCCAACATGTACGCTATCTGCATTCTCTGCCGCTACTGGCTTCCATTGCGCATCATTGTCCTTCTGCATCTCGCCAACCGTGCGACCCACTGGCTTAAAGTTACTCATAAGCGCGCCCAGACATCTAATGCCTTACCTTCACCGCCGAGCCAGATGGCCGCTTGGGTCATCATGTCCACCTGATCGTCATGCGCTGCCGTGGGAAACATAGTAACTTCATCGACAAACGATGGGCACCAGGCTGCATTACGTTCAATGTACCAATCTCCGGCTTGCCATTCAGGAGCTGCTGCGAACATGCGAGCTACCTTGCCGCCCTCCGGCTCAATTTCGATTACTCCTGTAGTGTCCTTCTTGAGTGCTTGGATTACAGCGGGTCCATTGGCTTTGTCTTCCACGATTACCGCTGTCGCTTGAGGAAAGCGTAAACGCTGATTCTTGATCTCTAGAACCGTACCCTGCATATCGAGATGTTCTCTTACGACATTCAGGATGTAGCGCTTACGCCCTCGCACCCCTATTACGCCAATACAAACGTAATCCGAAGTCTTCAGGTCTTTGAATGAGCAATCAACAGAAAGAAATACACGACTGAATGCTGGGCTGGGAACGTCACCGGGACGCGGCAGTTTTTCATCTGGGAGGCCAGTTAGCGGATCGATGCCACCATAGTATCTCACCTCCGCCCGCTTAATCATATTCCCTTCAAGCGGTGCAGGGCGTTGCTGATACTGCCCAGCATAGACCAGTCGATTACGTTTCTTTTCCTCAACAATGGCCGGAGGGAACCTATCAGGCTGGAGAACGTCTCCCTTTAATCTCAAGTGAACTTTTCCGCTAATCGGGTAGATATATTCTTTATCTTCCTCAGCCACTAGCGGAATCACAATCTCCGTCCAAGCGCCAGGATCTTCTACTGAGACAAATCCGGCAGTATCCATCTCGTGAAGCCGCTGCATAATCAAGATGATTGAAGCTGTAGCCGGATCATTTAGACGTTGCTTAAGCGTATTCGTAATCCAGCGATTCGCTGCTGTTCGTTCCGTGTCCGACAACGACTGCTCAGACGACATAGGATCATCGAGAATTGCAATATCGCCCCCACGTCCTTCAGCGCCACTCCCGGTAGAGGTAGCAATCATTTGCCCCATTTTGCTGTTCGAGAACTGCGTCGTGAGATTACGGTCGGGAGCGAGTTGAAACTTGTCTGCCCATAAGCCTTGAAAGAAATTGCTACTAATCAGGTTCCTGCGCCCTACCGAGTGGTCGGTGGATAGCGAGTTTGAATATGAGGCACAGAGAAATGAAAGCGATGGATTCTGAAGCCACGCCCAACAAGGGAATGAAATTGTAGCGAGGCTGGACTTAGCGGTACGAGGCGGAACATTGATCTTCAGTCGTCGCAGTTTCTTCTGAATCACTAATTGCAGATGCTCGCAGATGTAATCGTAATGCCATGACCAACGCAATTCACGACCAGGCTCGATCACCTTCCATGCCGCTTTAAAGAAGGCCGAAAGGTTAGTCTCCATTACGATCTTGTCGATATCCGAGATAGGCGAGGCCGCTGGTGTTTCTGCTTTAATCTCAGACACTAACTGCAATACAAGCGAAAGCTCATGCTCAGTCATAACTGGCATAAGCCGTTTTATCTTATCGACCGGAATTGCGTACGCGGCACTCAATTTGGTTTCTGCTGCCCCTCATCAGGTAAGCGAGTTATTACTTGCTCTAACAATTGATCCAGAGCATTTTTCTTTTCCTCGCTCGTACTCATACGCATAGGGCCACCATTAGGCCCACTAAGTTCGTAAGATTTCGTCGGCGTACCAAACCCGTAAGACAGCACTACTTCAGCAGCCCCGCGTCGGTCTGTTTCTTTAACCTTCGGGTTTCTAGCCATTCGCATCAGGATTTCGATACACTCCGGCCCATATCGCTGAGCGATAGGCTTGATAAATTCCGTCGCCTTATTTTTAGCTCCGAGCGGACGGCCCTTTTTTCTTTCAACTAGCATTTGGTTATTATTTTATCCACCTAACTTATTACGGTTTAAGCACTTGTAGGCTTTTCGTTCATTTCGCGGTGGTACTCACGGCCTTCGTCGCCGAAATCAGATGACATGATCGACTAGACGCTCTGTCAATAGTTACCGAGCCGTCAGCATGATGCCTAATTGAAGGCGCGACATACTCATATCCAAGAGGGCAGTTTACCTTAATCGTTCCACCGGGAACGATGATAGAGATGCTCTCCGGTTCTACCCACTCAAGTTGCTTGATGTCTTGACTCATCTACTTTCCTCCCGTCGTCGTTACAGCCTTCGTCGCCTGCTGCGTCTGCGCCCACCGCGTAAACCAGGAGAATAGAGCCTTGCCAATGAAAGCTAGTAAAGCGTATAGCCCAGCCTTGTTAGTGGGTACACCGCCGCCCCAAGAAGTTAAAGCAGCAATCAAGGCAGCTACTAAACCTTGGATAAACGAGTGGAAAGCGGTCGAGGTATTGTACTTGTTAAATATCCACTTCAATATCATTCCTTCTCCTCATCGCTTCCATGATCTACTTTCGTCTTTCGCCGCGTTCCCTTCTCGCTTTTCCACTTCAACCACTCACGCCAGACTATAACCAGCCAGCGCGTTTTCAAGTCATCCCAACTTAGCGGTTCCACCAAGGCGCGTTTGGTAACCGAGTAGTCAAGTCCTTCAAGGCTATCTCATTCCGCTTACAGTAGTCCTGAATAAGAATCTCATGCTCCCGCGCGAAATAATCGAAAGCTTTTTGGATATGCGAGGACAGTTGCGAGAGTCTCCATAGACCGCCAAGGATAACAATGCCTTGAATCAACAATCCCAGTATAAGTGCAATGAGTCCGATACTCACGGCGGCAGAGGGCGTTCGAGGTCAAATAATTCCTTTAGAACTCCTAGTGTAACTGCACGCTTTAACGGCTCTGGAGCGGCATGGCAAGCAAAGCAATAACGATCTCGATTAGGACGCACGAACAGATACCCGCACGCTTCGCAAATCTTTAGTGTTACCACGATTGCGCTAGGCGATAGCGAAGGCTGACCAGCGCCTAAGTAGCGGTTAATCGTTAACGAGGCGCTCACCGTGCTCCCATTCGAAAGATAGGCCAGCGCCAATGCATCATCAGATCAGCACGGCCACGCAGATACAGTTTGCGGTAGATCAGTTGAGCGTAGTTAGACTTCAAATTCTTGTGGCTCATGCCGACTACCTTGCATAACTCACGTAGCGGTTCGGTCCGCGTAGCCAGCGCCTCAGCTACTTCGTACTCGCGAGGCGTAAGCACGCTCATACGAATAACATCTCCTCTTCGCGCTTAACACGAAGCATCACAGCGAACACTAGGACCAAGGTAGCGGCAATGACTAGATAGCGCATAAAACATGAAGGGCCGGAAGCGAAGCTCCCAGCCCATTTTAAATAAGGTGAATCCTCATCATCACTGCGCTAAGCGTTACGGACCATATTGTCCTCCGTTGTTTTGAAACAATCCCAAGAGAAACGCAAGACAAGTTTACGCCCGTGGCTACACGAAGTAAAGAATTAATTTTCGCTAGACGGAGCATGTTCTCTGATCCTTGCACGGCCAGCGCCCGTAATTGAAGTCTGCCCCGTCTGGGTAATCTGCTCGCGCCTTCGCTATCCGAGTTGTATCTTCGTATGTAACCTTTACGGCTAGGTCAACAATAGAACGGCCCCGAATGCGCTTTCGCACATGGGGCCATGGCTCGCGAGAGGTTTGAATCAGGTAGGTTCGGCAGTCCGACCAGCGCACGGCATAGCAGGCTAGCGCTAAAAGCGTAAGCGCCTTGCCAGCGAAATGGGGAGGGCTGGGCAAAGCGCTTAAGTCTACGCTTCGGGGGAAAACTGGGATTTTATTATTCGCGGACAAAGCGTTGCGAAACGCTTACTTCGTACCAAAACAGAACGCCCTATGCAGGTAACCCGCTGTTCTGGCCTACGAGCCTGCTCATCGCAGGAGTCAAGTTGTGAGGTTCCTTACCGAAAATGTTGCGACAGACCGCTCGATCCCAAAAGCAAACTCAAAAAGTAACAAGCTAGCGACAGCCAGCCTAACGACCACCTTGGAGCTCCAACATTGAATCCAGCAAGACATGCGAGCACGAACGCGAATACTAAAAGAATTACTGAAATCATTCAGTGCCTCCGTGCTTACGATAATAGTTATATTACGAGAGTAAACATTTGTACAGAATATTTTTTCGGTCTAATTTTGACTAATCCTTCCTGATCACCGCCGCATACTCCTCGACCTGCGTTCCTGAGTTCACCGTGACCGGCAACCATACGCCGAGCTTCGAGCACCAGTACTTATCGCCAGCCATAGCCGATCCTGAGGTTACTTGATACCAGCCGCGAAGGATTAGGCGGATATTGTGAGTACTCATGCAGCCCTCATGTATTCGCGTATAGTTTTGTCCAATTTTGGACTGCGGACAAAAATCGGTCTTTTGCGCGCCATCCAGAGGGCATTAGCCAGCAAGCATCGACGGCACTTGCTATGCTCTTTTGCCCTCTGGCGCTGACAGTTTGGATTCGAACATTTCATTTAGTGAAGTACCGGAGCGTCTACGGTAACCTCTGCTGAGGTTCCATTCTCGCCAACGCTTGTCGTAGTAATTTCCGGCTCTGGCGGTGGGAAGTCCGTTGCCTTCTGCGTTGTTTTCTTCTTTGCTGGCAGTTCGCCAATCTTGACTTTCACCTTCTCATCTACGGCCTGTACCCAGCAATGAACGTCTGCATGATGGTATTCGGTTTTCTTGTGCTTCTTCATCAACAGTAGAAGATCGTCATTCAATTCGCCTTCTTGTTTCGTCAGGTCCATGCGCTGATCGCGGATATCGGCATACTCTTCCGCTTTCTCTTCAAGTTCGGCTAGCGCACGATCTTCCATTCCGGACAGCGTTCCCTGTTTCGGACCTTTCTTCGCTTTCTTCTCAGTCGTTTTCTTTGCTTTTGGTGGCATAGTTTTCCTCGCTTGAAATATCTCCCGTATGCAGAACCTCTCAGCTTTGCTAATGGGGCTACGGGGGACCCGGAGGTAGGCTGTTTTGGCACCCGCAACTTCCTACCCGCCACTCTTTACTACGATTCCTCCGCTTGTTAGGCAGAGTGTGCCAACGCTTTTACGCCGCGCTCTCGCTGATCGTGAAACCAGCCGGACTGCTGTCCGAGGTCACATCAATTGCATTGGCTGCGGTACTGATTGTCGCTCCGTTGGTCAAAGTATCCGAGAACGTTACCACGATTCCCGTAGCATCGACGGGAGGCTGTGGAACGGTACTCAGGAATACGAGGCCGGTTGTATCAGGCAGACGCGGAGGATTCGCTGTCGGATCGCCAGGGTCTTGTACTGGATTGGTCAACGAAGCAGGCGCACTGCTTGTTCCGGTAATTGGCCCACTACCGCTCGGCAGCGCAACCGGATTGCCTGCCGCATTGACTGGCTGGAGCGTAAACAGAACACCTTTGCCATCGTCAAGAATATCGAAGTCAACTGTTGCTTTTGCTTTTGCCATTTTCTTTTCTCCTGTGCTGATTGATACTACATTTTCGGTTATGTTGAATTTAACTGGATCGAGGAAGAACTCGCGGATTAACCGGAGATCGTGCCCTATCTTCTCCAGCGCTTCCGCGATGCGCCATAGTTGTTCTGGCACCTTACCTCCTAGGCCGCTTTCTCGCTAGCCTTTGCTTCGGAAAACTTCACGCCGTCCCAGCCATCCTCGCTGTACGCCTTACGAGCCGCACCGTTCATAACCATGCCGTTGTGCTTCTTCATCTTAAACTTATCGAAGGTTGCAAGCGGCACGGCATAGCCCTGATCGAGTTTCCCTTTGATGCGAATCGTCGCACAAATGGCTACAGGCAAATCGTTTGCCTTAGCGAATTCTTGCGCAGCATCAAGTCGCTTCTGGGAAAGTTGCAACCATTGGCCCCGAGCCTCAACGCCGCGCTCATAGTTTACCTGGTGCCAGATGACAGCCGCTTTCCTGCCAAACAGGAGAGCAGTGTAGACGTTAGGAGTCTCTGTCGGAGTCAGTTCGACTTCCCGCTCAGGCTTCGCAAAGGGGTGATCAACGCGAGGATTCGCAGACTTGCTCGGCTTTTTCTCTTTGGATTTCTTCGCAGCCTTGGGCGCTTTCTCTTTCTTAGCCTTCGGCTCTTTCTTGGCTTTAACTTTCTTCGCCTTCGTCACAGTTTCCTCCACTTCCTCGTCGCTGGCGACTTCTACGCCGCGTTCAATTGATTCAAGCACCAGTTCTGCCCGATTCTCAATGTCCGGGTTGGCTAGAGCCTGCACATGTTTCTTGTAAATCTCTTTGGCTTTTGCGATTGTGCAACCACGCCGTTCTTGAATCTTTCCAGCGGCTTCTAAATCAAAATAATTGAACTCCAAGACTTCCTCCGTGATGGCTAACCCATCTGGTGAACACCGTAGCATAATGCATCACGATGTCAATAACTTTTATCTTTGTGGAGTGAATGACTTGCAGAGTGTCATGCTCCTACATTCCAAAATAACGCTCCATCCGATCCATGCTCTTGGATAAAACTCCAAACCTTAGCATCGTAATTACTGCAACTCGGAAAAGGAGGAATGATCTTCGATGGTTGCTCGAACTTTTCCAATGCCTTCCATAGTTTTGCTCGATCCACATTACATTTGGCACCGACTTGGACAGCATTAAACTCCGATTCAGGCCATGCAGATTGCAGCGCTCGCGATAGAGTTCCACTACCGGCGCAAGCCCATACTTCTCTGGGCTTAATCGGCATCGCAACGGCAACCTTAGAGAACTCAGCAATGGCTTGCGGATGATCTACTCCGAAGGGTACTAACGACGCCCCAACCTCTTTCGCATAGGTCCGCGCCCGAAACTGGACGACAGAGAGATAACCATTTGGGATCATAACGATCTTTGCGCCTGCTTCTTCAGCGCGGAGCGTTCGAGCGTGGAGTTCTTTGCGCTGGGCCGTAAAGATAGTAGCTTTGACGCCAATCATGGCACAGCAATGAGCTAATGCAATCTGAGCATATCCGAAGGCAGGAGATGCGTAAACCCATTCCGAGTTTGGGTTAGATTGTATGAGCGGCAGAATATATCGCATCTTCGAGCCACCAGCGAGTAAATCATCACGCACAACATAAAATCGCCCAACCTTTTCAATTACTGGCGCTGGCAGCGAGATGGACGATTCGAGATCCAGTGAAGGCCAGTGCATGTTTAATAGTTGGCTCATAGTTCATCTGTCCACCTTTCGCGGAATTACAACGACAATGGCTGAGTTAGCGAGAATGGCCGACTGCCAGCGTTACCATTGCATAAACAACAGGAAACTCCATTCATCAACTCGCCCGTCTCCTCGTTAACAACCCGGTCGTCTCGAAAGCCACCATGCCCTCCCCTACTTCGCTGGTGATCGAACGTAGGGTCAACGATTAAATGATTGCCGCGAACGCAGATATTATGCTGACGTAAGCGCATTTCTTCAGTACGTCGCATGTACTCTGCTCTACCTTTCGCTGTATCGCAGCACACCTCGCGCCCATTCGGGTATCGACGCACGGCACCGTCACAAACTAATTCATACCGTAACGATGGTTTCGCTGAAACTGTCATGCCTGTTCACTTACTAGCCACTCGATAAAGTCCTCTAGCGTAGCGGACTCATCGGTTAATTTGTAAGCTTCGTAACAGCCTTCAATCTTCGACCATTGACTTGCTGTGAATCGCAAGCGGTGCTCTACTACGCTTTCAATATGTTGCTGAGGAAATTCCTGCTCAAGTACCTGGCGCAGTTCGGCAGGCTTCATCTTGGCAGCTTGTCTAATTTTGGACTGGCGTCGAACTCCTGAAGAGAGTTGCTTCAGGATGCCAGCCGAACCAAGAGGAATCTGCTCTAGTTCTTTGTCGGGAATATCAGGAGCAAGTTCCTTGTAACGATTTATCACTAGGTAAAGATAACTCCGCGATCTGGGAGCGGCATCGACAATCCATTTGGTGAAAGATTCAAACCCAAGCAGTTCCCAATCCTTATCACGCTCAACATCTACACAGCACTTCGCAATCGAGACCCAATTCGAGAATTGCTCATCAAAGGCACGGACAAAACTGTCTCGTGCTATGGCTCGCTGCTTTGGAGTTAGAGCCTCACTTGAATTTTTATTTATTTTATTAATCATTCATTGCCGCCGTCATAGCACGTACATGGCAAGTGATTTACTCTGGGTGGCATCAGCATCGTTTCTTGATCCCGATGGAACTCTATGATCTGCCGCCACGAATGAGTTCTCGCAAGGCCTTTGATCTGGTAAAGTTTCGTTGCATTGTTCTCCATGCCTAGCGCCCGAAGTAATAACTCAGGGTGCGCTTTTCCAAGGTCTATAATCTCCTGCTCCTCCATTTCTGGACAGAAGAAGCATGATGATTTTGGCGGCACGTCGAAGCCGTTGCGTTCAATCGCCTGTACACACTCTTCCCTGTACCAACCCCATTCAATCAAAGGATATTGATTCCATGGCCGATCAACTGCCATACGATGTGGCTCGCCAGCATCGAATCCGATCAATTTAACATGCTCACTAATGCCAAGGGATTTTAGGTAACGCTCTTGCGGTCGAATCTTGAACTTGTCGGAGCAGGATCGCCTACCCATTACAATAGAAGGTAATGTATTTGCGGCAAGGCATTCTTCCTCTAGTGTAAATCTTTCCTCGCGCACCGTGACGATTGCGGGAAATCCATGTCGCTCGCACCAGCAAGAAAATGCTTCCAAGTGCTGATACGTCTCAGGCTTTTCGCCACCCGTATCCGCGAATAGAATTATGTCTGGCCGCATGCCGCGCTCCCACATTCCAATTAACATTGCCGTCGAGTTGACGCCACCTCCGAAGCTAGCTACAGTTAGCATTTCTTCTCCCATTCACAGAATATATCGACCATCTTCATTGCTCAAACTCCGTAAAATCTTTCCGAATCGACTCAGGATTCCCGCGAAAGAAACACATCACGTACTGATGCGCACTACCAGCCTTACGCCCCTTGGCAAATTGACCATTCACTCGTAATGGCAATGAACCAATGGGCGTCAGCAAAACGAATTCATTGTAGAGTTTGAATCCTGCACCAAGTAGAGCCGAAGCTGTAGGTTGACGCATGTCACGGATAAAACCTTCATCGTCGCGGATATTTCCTACCACCACAATCGCGAAGCGTTGCGACTTCAATCTGCGAGCAGCGAGCAGCATAATGCGCTGATACTTGATTACAAAGTCTTGCCAGTTATCCAGTGTACTTAGGTCGCGGCGGTCGTTTGAATAACGTTCAAGATTCCAATACGGGGGACAAGTGAATAGCAGATCGTACTCATCTCCCACCATGTTTTCCAGATTCACGCTATCGCCGCATATCCAGTGCGGGTTAGGCTGACAAGGAATTTCAATTGCCTGTTTCACGTTCGCATCAATTTGCTCTTGACGAAGATCAATGCCGACGTACTGATAGCCAAGACGACCAGCTACAATGCCGCGCACGCTGCCACCAGCGAATGGGTCGAAGATACCGAGCGTCGATTTCTCGGGCATATACCATGAGTAAAACAGTTCGCAGAGAACGGGATCGAAGATGCTACTGGCGTTGCCATCCTCTCCTAAAGCATCACCACGGCCATCACCGCGCCCACGTGCAGCATAATTAGCCGCAGGCATGGCTGAACCGCCCGGAGCCGCCCAACGCCCCCCCTCGCCTTCCAGTCCTAAAGACAGCCAGTCCCGTTTCCGATCCTGCCACCTGCCCGTTCTCTGGTCGAGCGTCGTAAATGGCGGCTCTATGAACCTTTGACACATCGCTCCACCGGGAAGTTTATCTACGGTCGTATTCCCGAACAAATCAGTTTCCAATGACTTCCTCCTCGTCCAAAATTGGACTGTCGATAGCACTCTCTGAGAACAAACCTTTATTCATCGTTGCGGCTGCCGCAAGATTTGCGCACGCCTGCTTCCAGTAAGACTCTTTTAATTCGATCCCGATAAACTTTCTTTGCACCTTGACTGCCTCATACCCCTCACTACCGATCCCCGCGAAAGGTGAAAGTACGGTATCAAATGGGTTCGTCCACAACTTCAAAGCACGAGCAATTACTTCCAACTGCAAAGGACATATATGCCGCTCGTCGCGTTCTTCGCGTGCCGATTCACGTTGCAAAGTATCGCTCGGATTGATATCCATCCAGACAGGAGAGGCATAGCGCTGCCAGACTTGTACCGGTAAATCCTCTGCCGTATGAGTTACACGTTGGGGATTGTCTCCATGCTTTCGCATTGTTACCAGATAATCCGGAATGCCTTGACGGCTCATGCACGAATCTTTCTTGAGTTGTTTATGAAGTAATCCGAGAGCTTTGGTTCGCTGCATCGCAGTCACAGGATCTTTCCAGATAGTTACCTGCGAATGCAGAATGAATCCAGCCTGCTCGAATAGAGCAATGAGCTTGCCGCGAAAATCCGTGATACCAATTACACCGTCTCGTTCTTTCGATGTAGGGAGGTCCATGCAGTGAAAACTCATCAGTCGCCCAGGCAGCAGAACTCGTAGCAATTCGGGAGCGAGAAAGCGAAGATGCTCAAAGAACTCCTCATGCGTCCGGGAATTCCCCATATCACGTTCTGAAGCTGAATACGTGTAGAGCGATGCGAACGGAGGGGAAAAAATACTGTAGTGAATTGAGTTGGCGGGGAACTTGGATAGAACCTCCACGCAATCACCTAGATGCATCGTCCAGACTTCGCCAGCATCAATCTTGTGCTCGTAATTGACTTTCTGGCGAACATTGCCCTTGATCTCTGCTTGATTTAATTCGTGCATGTTGTTCACCATCTCTTCTGCCATCCTCTGAGCATCGGCCTCTTTGCGTTTGATATTCTTCACTACTTCTCCCTCGGCTGTACTGGTAACTATGTAACAATCAACTTCTTGCTTTTGTCCGAACCTCCAACACCTTCTCACCGCTTGGTAAAATTGTTCGTATGAATCAGACAACCCGAGAAATACAACGTTATGGCAGTTTTGCCAGTTGAGCCCGAATCCTGCGATGCTAGGTTTCGTGACCAGTATCCGAATCTTGCCCGTAGCAAAGTCAATCATGCTGCGTTCTTTGAATTCAATCGAATCAGAGCCGCATACCTCAACTGCTCCGTCAATTCGCTCGACCGCAGCCCGACTTTCACTGTTAAGATTGCACCATATTAACCATTGCTCTTTTCGCTTTGCAGAAACAATTGCCGCTACCTCGTCGGCCCGTTCCTCGACACTCTTAGATCGGGCTTGTTGGCGCTCTTGTAGTGTAACGGCTGGCATCTGAAAGAGCATTCCTTCCGTGCATGTTTCGGCATCGACCTGACGCTCGTGAATTCTTAAGGCAGGCAGTTGAAACAGATCATCGTTATATCCGAGGTCTGACGGTTTGCGTAGCATTACTGCCCAAGAACATACCCACTTCCAGAACTTCGTCTCAGCATGACCCTTGAGCCGCCATTTCGATGTATCCCCACCATCATGCACAAAGAATGTTGAAAGCATTTCTGTGCGCGTCAGGTTGCCTAAAAATTCTGAATGGTTACCGAGTTCCATGAAGTCATTCGGGGCTGGGGTTGCCGTACATGCAAGTTTGTACGGGGTATCACGAAATCTCTCGATAATTAGATTGCGGAACTTCCCTTCAAAATGCTTGACAATGCTCGATTCATCTAGGATGATTGCTTCGTATTTATTCGCATTGAAGTGCTCTAACATTTCATAATTGGTGATTGTAATAGCAGCATCGCGTTCAGGCTTGCGCTGATAACAGACTTCAACATCGAATTTCCCGCCTTCGCGCACCGTTTGAGGAGCTACGGCAAGAGGGGCGAGAATCAGCGTCTTAACTTTCAATGCATCGGCCCATTGCAACTGCATTGGTGTCTTACCTAATCCACAATCTGCAAAAATAGCAGAGCGCCCTTTGCGAGCGGACCATCGCGTAATATCTATCTGAAAATCAAACAACTGCTTATTTAGGCCGACAATATCTTTTCCAGATGCGACATGCGTCACTACTTTTGACGCTAAGAATTGTTTATAGTTCTTCACTTGCTTCCTTTCACAATCCTCGCTGACTACTTAACCCAATTCCCCGCCAGTCGCCAATTGCGCCGCATCTGCGCGATGTTAATCTCACTTACTCTGATGATTCTCACTAACGTATTTCTATGGACATTCAAACTCCGAGCGCACTCGCTGATATTGAGACCGCATTCGTTTAGCCTGAGAATTACGAACTCTCGCCGATACTCCCACATCGCCTGATGCAGACTGGCGCGATTCGTAACTCTAGGTAATTCCATATTTGTCCATCCACCGCTTCAGTTCCATCGTATCTATTCCCAAAACGTTTGAGGTATGTACGATATTCCCGCGATTGAGTTCGAGCGCTCGTACGATAACTGTATTGCGGAAACGGTCCACGATCTCATCCAGTCTGCGACGGTAGAGCTGGATACTACGGTCGATTAACTCTACGACGCTTCGTTGTTGAACTAGCGGAGTATTCACATGTTTCTCCTAAAACGGCGCATCGCTTTTCGCATCTTCATGTCTACGCCATCCATTCTTTGGCGGTTCCCACGATACTCTTGCTAACTCCGTTGAATCATCTGCTCCGCGAATGATGCGCCAGTAAAACGGGTCTACTGGCTCCGCAATCTTCAACTCGCATTCAAACTTTCGTGTCCAAGGCATCTGATCTTCCATCTGCGTAATGCCTACTACCCACTCTAGCCATCCGGCAATTGCCGACCCGCCGCGTACTCGCTCCGTCAATCGCGTTCCCGGTAGATTGTTCTTGCTTTCATGGTGGATAAGGCAGATAGAAACTCCCGTATCACCCTGAATCCGATTCATCGTATTGACAACCTTTTGCATATCATTGTTGTCATTCTCGTCTCCCGCATGAAGAACACGCATTACATCAAGAATCAGGAATTCGCTTTGATACCGTTTTAGGTCTGCAATGAGTGCAGTTACGTCGTCGGGATAGTCCAGCATGATCTTCGGCTTGAGTCCCTTCGCGTTGATATACAACCAGCCTTCTAAGTCGATATTTGTAAGATTACGAAACTGCATAATCTTCGTCTTGCGCACTTGGGTTAAGCCTGAAGAATCTTCTCGGCTAACTAATGCGACTCGAATACGGCGCGGAATGTAGAAGTCCATCCACTTCTGCCCGGAAGCGAGAGCGAGAGCGAGGTCGAGGACCATATAGCTTTTCCCACTCTTAGGATGCGAGATGAAAGAACCGTTTGCTCCAGCTTGAACTAAACCTTCCACAAACCAGTTCACCGTTTCTTGCCGCGTAGCATCGAACTCGGCAGGAGTCATAAACAGCGTAGTTGCTGCACTACTCTCTTCCGGCTTCCACCATTTCGTTTTCTTCGCCAGGTCCAAGAGGTCCGCTACTGAATGAGTTTTCAGGAAGTCGCTAACATCTCCATGCTCGGGTAACTCTGGGAGTTCTACGATCTTCACACCTTGAGCGTAGCGTAAACAGGAAAGCGCGATGCGAGCCGCATGATCTCTTCCCGGCTTATCGTTGTCGGGGATAACAAGCACCTGCTTACCAGCCGTATAGAGCGCGAAATCATCTAGCCATTTACCAGCTCCGCGCGGGGAAGTAGTCACCGCCAGGTGTGGAAACTTCCCCGCTAGAGCCGTCGTCAAGTTATCGGCATCGCGTTCGCCCTCTACGACAATCAAATTCTTCGCGGTTATTACTTCAGGTAATTTGTAGAGAACCATTTTCAGATTCTCGGTTTTCCAAATCCAACCGCCCTTTGCGTCAGGCTGACGCTGGGCGAAACGTTTACCGGGATAACGAACTACTTGAAACAGGAGTTTCCCAAAAGCATCGGTGTAAGGATAAATCGCTTCCGGCTGCTGCCCGAAGTTTAGATGCTGCTCACCTACAATCTCCGCGATCCGAGATAGGGCGGCGTCCTTATCACAGCTAGAAAACAGCATCTCGAATTCTAGGACGCCACCTTGTCCGCATCCCGCGTGACATTTCCATGCACCTTTTTCGGTACTGATTGAAAGCGATGGAGCCTTGTCATCATGGAAACAGCATTTTGCCATATAACCGGAACCGGATCGGCGCATTCGGTTATCGGCTAGACGAGTTTCGAAGTAACGGCGAAATTGAGATTCTGTTAGGTCGGAGAGTTTCACGCAAACACTCCCGCCAACCCATCTTCCGTCATCCAGGTTTGAGGAATCTCAGGTCCGATTAAACCACGCAGCGTTGCGAGCTCCTGCCAGTCCAAATACATCGGCGGTAAATCCGTTCTTTCAAACGTTTCTATTTCATGGCAGCGGCGACAGAGAACTTCGAGGTCGCTATCCAGTTCACGTCCTATACGCTGATAGTTCTTATGGTGAACATGAAGGCGCTGATCGTAGAACAGAAGTGCGGCGACATTTAGGATCCCGCACCGATTGCAAGTCGGATGATCGAACAGGAATATCTTTCGGCGTTGGAGCCATTGCTCGGAAGAAAGATAATCACAGTATTCGCTTCGAGTTCTAATTTGCGATTTCAATGGATCGCCTTTCGCTGAGAAAAGCCATTCTCATATCGGTCGATCCATTTCGTAAAACGATCCTCGGAGTTAAATAACTGCTCCCAGTCAAGATAACCGTTAGCTTTATGGAATTGTGAATCGCAGAGTTCGTCGATAATATGCTTGAACGTCGTTCCTACCCGAGCGCGGATAAGAGTATTAGGCGTTCCCTCAGAACGCTCTATGGCAGATTCTTCCTTCCATCGCTTAGCTGCCATTCTATATCTTGCTTTAGTTAGAGAATAGCGTGTAGATTTACCTGCCTGCTGACAAAAGTACGCAAAGGCTTTTGGGATTGGATCATCACTCTCGACTATATTTTCAGCAGCGGAGAAGAGAGTTTGATCCTGTCCGATTGATCCCACTTATTGAACTGCGGGAGATGCCGACTGACTTACAGGTTTAGCGGACCGCTGTTTGTCTCGCTCAATCTGCTGCTGCTTTGTAAGTAAATTCCTCTGACGGTTAATCTCTTGTTGCATATTGCCAACCTTGCGAATCAGGTAAAGAATCGCCGCCGAGTCCGGAGAAGGTAACGCTCGATGTTTTGCTCTCAGTTCATCGAGTTTAAGGTTTGAATTCCGTTCGTCATCGTATTCTCTGAGTTTTCGTTTCAGTATCTCCAGTTCAAGTAATACTTCTTTTTCTTCCATAACACTCTCCGTTTTGCTACCGTCCATTTTGAAAAGAAAGATCACGGGCTAAAGACGTTCGAACTCGAAAATATGTTCGCTCCGGTCCTAACTGAGTACCCGATCCAGTGTCTCTTACGCCTGCCACGATGGGCGGACACACCTCTGCCTTGCGGCAGCGCCGTCTTTAACTGTCCTGTTTTCAGGAGTCACGAATTTCTCCGTGTGGATAGTCGGTACTGCCGTTAGCCCGAACCTCAGAAGGGCCGAAGCTGCTTGAGTGGCAGAAAAAACAAAATCCGAATTGTAATGATTTTGCATTCAGCCAGTACATCATTTCAAGGAGAACAGGTTAGTGGGTGTTGGTGGATGCACTGGCTAAGGAGCTACACCATAGCACCCACATTCCCGGCTCTTTGAAAAGCTTATGAAGAGTCTAAAATAACGCGCCCCTGAAAGTAAAGGAAATAATTTCAGATTCTTACTTCGAGCGTTTCTCTATCACCAACTGATGTGTTCTCAGGTTATCCCTGTCGTGTTTCTGAGATTCTTCGATAGCCATAAACCCAATTTGGCAGACATGACACCAGACGCGGTAGGGAAACGGAATTACAAACTGAGGAGCTACGTGAAGGTGAAGTAGAGGCTTCATGTAGTTGACTCCACAATCCTATACTTCATTCCGGGACTCACAAGACCTAAATCGTTAACGCATATTTCTGCCTCGCGTTGTGAATTGAATCCATTAGTAGGATTCATACAAGAACGTATCCACGGACCCTCGACGTTTTTGACGGGAATTGTTATTGTGTCAGAGGTAGGTCGAACTTGATTAAAATATGGGTGCGTCCCAGTAGACCGAGCTTCTATGAACCATCTAACCGTCATGGCTTCCACAACCTCGTTCCCGCCCAGATAAAGAACCACCAGAAACCGATACAGAAGGCGAATAGTCCGATGCCTACAAGTACCTGAGTTAACGGGTTAACCTTGTCCAATTTTGGACTGCCTATCTCCGGCTCCTCGACCTTAATCCCGAGCTTATGAAAGTACTTCTTGTCTTCAATGCCCCAGGTTTCGCTCATAAACAGCCTCCAATCCTACTAAGAGTTACTCCTAAGCGCACCGTGAGCCCTACAAGCGCAGCACGGGCCATCCCTCGAATGCTTGCTTTCGGTATTTCCGGCCCTGCCAACGTTCTCCATGCGAGCGCGGAGCCTAGAATCTGTATCTGGCCGTTAATCTTTCGCGTTCGGAGCGAGAGTGGTTTCATCGCAAAGCCTCGGTAATATCTGCCCTTGAATACGTCAGCGGCTTCAATACTTTTCCGTGCTCGTCGTAATGGACCGTTCCATCCGGCCAGACCTTTGTCATGTTCGAACGGTGAACCTCATCAAAGACTCGCTCAATATCAATCCCGTAAGATACTGCGGTGCCAATAATCACGTAAAGCGAATCAAGTTCCATGTTATAGCTTCGTGGTAATGGAGTGCCCTGTATAAGCAAACCAGAAACACTCCGTCCCATGCGAGACTCTTCGCCATGTCAAATACCTTAGCCCTCATCTCACGCCTCCGGCCCAAACAGTTCTTGCTCTACCGCTTCATCCGCTGACATCGCAGCCTGTTCTTCGGCAGGCTTATCATCTACGAACTTCACGCCAGCTAGTTCGAGTAGGTGCTCTACCTGAAAGAACTCTTTCCCATCTTTTGTTTCCTGTCGCGAGACTTCTGCCAACATCGTCTTGGGATAGGCACCGGCAATAAAGTAATCATGCATCGACTTATGCCAGACGTACAGTTTGCCATCCTGATTCTGTTGGTTCACGACAGAGAGTACAAGATACGGCTCTCCAGGTTCGCCTTTTTTTGTCGCCTTCTTATTCTTTTTCTCTGCCGCCTTTACTAAGTACACCGCAGCGGTAATCGGCTTTGAGGTTAGACGGTCCTGTTCGGCGTGCTTGCAATCCTTTTCATGGCCACCGATTTTTCGGCATTCTCCACACATGGTTGGAGCTTCTTTTGCCGGGGCCTGAGCCTGTTCGTCTTTGTCCAATTTTGGACTGGCGTTTCTGCTAAGGCCAGTATCCTCATGTCCCCGATTTGGTTCGGAGGATGGTTGCAGATTCGCAATATCCAAGGTCATTGACTCACGCTGGGTTTTCGCCTGTGAGGTATCTGTAGGAATATCCATTGCTTCCTCGGCTAGCGAGATACCTTTGAGTACATCGGCGAAGGAATCGCGCAAGGCAAATCCTCTCGCTCTCATCTGTCTCATGCGGTTTCGATATTGAATCCACGGGCCTTTGTTTAACAGGCCAGCTTTCGCAGCGTCGTCATCGCTGAACTTACGTATCACCGGAGAACGCCCACGACGCTTTACAATGCAGGTTGCGACCGTTCCCTCTGTGCTTTCCTGAATGTCTTCGAAGTCAGGATGTCCGGAGCAAAGGGCTAAAGCTCCATCGCCCCAGAGAGCAGGTCTGCCGTTAATCACCGATACAGACTGCAAGGATTGCATGGGCGGTAAGCCGATCTCCGCGCCGAACTGGATCGCCACAATAATATTTGCAGGTTTCTTCTGATAATCTTTCGGTACGATCTCGCTTGCGGCCATCATCTTTGCGAGAGCAATCGCCTCGGTAAGATTTGCAGGAGTAAAGGCGGCGAGTCGAGTTTGTTTTGCGCTGCGGTTAGTGTCGATTGCGACAGCAGGTTGGACAGGGAGAGCGAGAGCGTATTGCTTTGCTTCTGACATATTGCCTTTCTTGTTTTTCTAGACATTTCACGCGCCTCTAGAGGCTCCGAGGAAAACAGTTTACTACTTTGATTATCCAATCTGTACTAACTTCGGCACTGCCACTGTATGCGGGCGTTTCGCGGCTGGACACATGTCCCAATATCCACAAAACGATTCGGAACAATGCCAATCGTCGGTATTCGCTGGCATAAAGGCTCCTGTCTTCGTTGCTACATGCCATGAGTGAATCGCTCGGGCGAATCGGAACAAAAACACATTAATGTCGTCCATTGTTACCGTACTCGAACGCGGAACATAATTCAGGTCATGGCGCTTCGGAGTCCGAACGAGATAGTCGAGCACCGTAGCGTCCGGTAGTTTCTTGTCGAGGACCAGGGTTGCGAGTCCGTAACTGACAAGCTGATTCGAGTCGTCCGCGCTATCCTCGGATGGAGAACGTTTGCTTGTTTTTGTATCACGGATAACGATTTCTTTCTTGAATCCACCGTCTACGAAGCCTTCTGCTCTCATCCACTGAGGAATATGGACATTGCGCAATTCGTCTCTAACTGGAACCGTAGTTTCTTCGATGATGTCGATAGCTCCGGCAAAGTCCGTTCCGATCCGCGCCGCTGAGTTCATCGCCGCACCTTCTGCATGGAGAATCTTCGCAGCATCTAAGCTCTGCTGTTTATCGCCGTCCGTGTGTAATTGCTTCGCTCGCTTTCGCAACCAACCATCCATGTCGATAGCGAATGACCTTTGCACGTACTTTGGTTGAATGACCGGCGCAGCCTTATCGTAATGCAGGCCGGCAAGCGACACGCTCTTATCAAGCGCCTCTGCCTTTGCCGCATCTTTCGAGATGCCCTCTTTCTTCTCGCTCAGTTCTACCTCGAACGGATCGGAAGATTCTTTAGCTTCGAATGTAGCAGCCGCAATATCAACCGCATCCTGGCGTTTCAGGAGTTCACCAGTGTCAATCTTGTTCTGCAAGTCCTGTGTTACGCTGGCATCTACAGCAGAGCCAACGTGGAGATAGGCAGACGGCGGACGCCTGATTCCTAGTTGATAACGAAACATGGCGCGTAGCTGACACACCGACATGGTAGACATGAATGATTGATGGTACTGCATTCGCTTTTTAGGCGTAATAGATTTTAGTGCTTCTGTAGCGTCAGGCATCTGCTTTCCTTTCGAACTTTCTCATTTCGCGACCGCGCTCCATCGCTTCATACTCCTCTTGCGCCTGCCGCTGCCGAATGCGTCTCATGCAGTCCAAAATTAGACAGCGCTGACTGTTCTTCTTAGCGCTCCAATCAACCGGATTGCACGTGCGGTTTAAGAATTGCTGAAGCAGACGCAATACGGTAGTCGATTGATCGTTTAACTCCACAGCGTTCCCTTTCCCTGCCAAAGTCTCTTTACTCCAGAGCCGAGTTCCCAGAACGTCATTACTGCGCAGATTACCGTTACGAGCAGGATAAGACCGAACAGGGGAACGGTATAGCCTTGGTCGTCTAGCTCGGCCTGATCTAAACTTGAAAAACTAGTCATTTATTTCACCGCTATCATACGTTTGACCAAATCAACAGCGGAATTCTGTAGAACTACCAAAGTCGGTTTCAAAGCAGCCCTCGCAGCAGCCCACGCAGCAGCCCTCGCAGCAGCCCCCGCAGCAGCCCCCGCAGCAGCCCCCGCAGCAGCCCACGCAGCAGCCCCCGCAGCAGCCCACGCAGCAGCCCTCGCAGCAGCCCCCGCAGCAGCCCCCGCAGCAGCCCCCGCAGCAGCCCCCGCAGCAGCCCTCGCAGCAGCCCCCGCAGCAGCCCACGCAGCATCCCTCGCAGCAGCCCTCGCAGCAGCCCCCGCAGCATCCCTCGTAGCAGCCCTCGCAGCATAAGCATTATCGCGGACGGCTTCTATAGTGCCGCGAATAGAAGGTGTTTGAGTAAAGTCGGTAATTCTCGGCAGCGATTCTAGCGCTTCGGCACTAGTAGTCAAGCCAGCTAACCGCAACCACATTGGAGTATGTACGCGAATCAGCCAATCGGCGCATAGTATCGCTCGCTGAACCTCTACCTCTTTCGTTGATCGGGTACCGATTAGATCGCGGATAAGCGGCTTCAAAAGACGGTCACGGTCCGCATCGCTTGGCAATGCATCATTCCATGAACGCAGGAAAGCGCTGATAACCGGACAAGCGCATTTAGGATGGTCGCTCCATGATTCACCCGCAACAAAGGCAACAGCTTCCATCACGCAGAAAGTCGAGTCCGGGGAATGCGCTCCGGCTTTCAAAGATAAGTTAGCAAGTTTATTCCAACGTTCTTCAATTACTGGAGTCATTAAAGTATTTTCCTTTCCTGAAACCTGTCAGTGTGTTTCCTTGTCAAGATGGCGAACGCAACGGGCCTCGTCGCCATCTGGTAACAACTGCACCGCTGCCTCTTCTCCGCACTCGCGCCCTTCCCTGTTTACGAATGAGCAAGCAACGCTATTTACTTCGCGCAAGCATTCCTCGGTACAACGGTGAAGTAATTCTTCACTTGGCAGGACGAGCACGCGCAGAGCCTGGTTCATCTGGTTTACGATCTCTTTTGCTTCTTGAGCGGATGACATAATTCCCCTTTTGGCTTTCGACCAATCATTCGCAGGGTGCTGGAGTGTCTCGATCGGGAGTACATCCCTATGCTATCTACCCAGTCCATTTGGCATGCCTTTATATGCGGCTGGACTCGACGCTGCTGCGTCTCGAAGGATCTATAGCGGGAGCCGCCCCGCAGATCGGCAGAAATCATCGCACTCAATCGGGTTGTCCTCGCAGCACCCAGCGAATTACTGGCTTGTCTCATATCCTAACTCCACATCTTCCACGTTACAGCCAAACCAACTGCAATGATCCCGCAGACTATAGCCAGCAAAAAGTAATCCGTTCGCTGACTATTCAGAACGCAGAGACCATAGCCGTTATTCTCCAAATCCTCGGGGCCGACGTACCGTCCTCCGCATAGGCAGCAATAAGTTGCAGGTTTGAATTTCATGGGACGCCTCCTGTCTAAAATTGGACTATCCAACTATTCTCCAAGGCCAGCCGCCCGGAAGAATAGCTCGGCAGTCAAAGCACCTGCGAAGGTTGCGATGGGACCGCCGAAACCTTAGCCGCTACCGTTTCCCAAGCTTTCTGCTGCGCGCTTCCAATACATTCCCATTTTAGGGAGATCATTCTGTTGGTTTTGTAAAGGGCATTGATGTATGTTTCGTAGAGCAATCTATCTTTCATTGGCTTGTCCTCGCAGGTGGATTTCGATTACGAAACCAATATACGCAGACTCTCAAACTTCTGTCAAGCATTATTTAACATTATTTAACAGCCGTTATTATTTGCTTGACTTCCGCAAAACGCAGGTTTACAGTCTCGTTCATGAGCGATTCCCCGATTACATTTCTAAGATTGCCAGAATCACTCCGCAAGGAAGCGCAGAAACTTGCGGTGCGGGAGGATCGGTCTCTAGCTAACACGCTGCGTATGCTGATTAAGGAAGCATTACAAGCTCGAAACGGGAAGGCGAGATGAGCCCTCGAATCAGTTTTACCGTAATCGGAACTCCTCAACCACAAGGCTCTAGCCGCGCATTCGTTCCGAAAGGCTGGACGCGGGCAATCATTACGTCAGCTAACTCGAAGCTCAAGCCGTGGCGCCAGGAGATTGCAGGGACCGCCCAAGTAGCGATGAACGAGTCCAAAATTGGACTACTCGAAAATGTCCCGCTCGCTATCGAAGCTGCCTTCTTTTTTGATAAGCCTAAATCCGCAAAGAAGTCATTGCTTCATAAGATCACAAAACCAGATGCCGACAAACTGTTGCGCGGTTTGCTCGATGCACTAACCGGGATCGTATTCAAAGACGATGCTCAGATCGTCCAGTGCATCGTTAGAAAAGGGTTTGGAGTTCCTAGCAGAGTCGAGGTTTCCGTAATGGGGGTTTCGCAATGACCGACAAGCAATATCACGACCTGATAGAAATTCTGGAACGTGCATGGCAGCGAGCCGAACGATTACCGACAATCAGCCGCGAACGCGATGCTCAGTTAGACGATTTGCGGCGAGCGTTGAATATCTTGTTTGAGATATGGCAGGTTAAGGAGACAGCGTGAGCAATAGTGTTTGCCTTTTCGTATCAACCGAGGAGTTCGATCCTGTTTCCGCGCTGATTCGAGCGCGTACTGAATGCGATTGGTCGCATGTAGGTTTCTACCGACTCGCGAGTAATGTAACGTTTAGCGCTATGTGTGACGGTAAAGGCGTGGCATGGCGAGCCTTACGACCAATGCAGAAGATCATGTTGCTGGACGCACCGCATGTAGATGAAGCATTTTCGTATGCGCTAACTCAGTCTGGAAAGCCGTACAACACTATCGACATCGCCGGGTTAGCCGTAGGCCGCAACTGGGAGACCGTCGATAGCTTTATTTGCTCTACGCTCGTTCTCTGGGCATTCGAGAAGGCTGAGTATCCGCTTCTCAACCCTACATTCATTCCGCTGGAACATTACACGCCACGCGACATCTTGTTGAGTCCGTACGTGCAGGAAAGGAAACCATGAAGCTGGACGAGAAGCAGATAGAGGAATTACGTCAGTGGGCTTGGGAAGAGGGTTGGGAGGGAAGTCCAACTGGACCTATACACCATCCTGTCAGGCTTGAGATTAGCACGGAGCCAGACTTACTTCCGGGGAAGAAGCCTTGGGCTGGACGGTACTTTCAACGAGTTGTGGCGCGTGTCTATCTCGTCGAGCCAAGCTGTATAGGCCCCGGACACGATGACAATTTAGCTATTTGTGAGTGCGAACCGCTTGCGGTAAGGAGATTGCAATGAAGAAAAACCCTACATCTTTCGACCTGATCGCCGCATTGGATAAGCGGGTAAAAGCAATCGAGAATGAACCTGTTCCGACGACGCCTAAACTCGCTTTACTTTGGCACCAGCGCGATATTGAAGATTACAATTCCATGCGCGGTATGGTGAAAGAAGTATCAGATGCGCCTAAGATTACACAGTTAGAAGAGTTTGATAAAACAACGTTGTCCCCAGAAGAGCGCGAAGCATTAGCTAGGATTCTCGCTGCTCCTTCCCGTCCTCCTGTTCGCTGGCCGCGATGGGTAACGGTACTGGCGCTAGCAGGGTTCATAGTCTTTATAGGGTGGCGAGTCAGTCCAAAATTGGACAAGAATGCTCCCATGCGTCCTACTGCGGATAGTGTATTCTGCCCGGAAGGTAAACTCTGTCCTGATAATAGTGGCTACAACCCTCAGCAGAATAACATGGGTTACTTATATCCTAATACGGATGGGCATATTGCTGCGAGTAGCGGCACGGGTACGGTAGGGACCGTAATTCTAAAACGATATTCCAAATGGCTGCTTGCAGTTTCCCCGCAGATCGAGGACTGCTGGATACGCATTAGCGTAGGCGATAGTCGGGTCGTGGCCGAGGGAACGGTTATGGGCGGGAATATAGATACTTATGCGTTCCCTGTCGGTCAAATAGCCACCGTGCGTACAGGATGCCCCGGTGGCGTACGTTACTGGGTAAACGGCGAAGAGATTCAACCTGAAGAGTCTAAGCAGCCGCATGATACGAGCAAGGTCGAACTGGTAGAGGTTAAACCGTGAAGTTAACTATACCAGAGGTCTTACCATTGGTCGTCAGCCTATATAAAAAGCATTCCGCAGGATGCTGCCTGCATATAGTGTTAGACGATAACAATGTAGACGATAGCTGTGTAGATTTTTGCATTCGGCAAGCGCGGAGGTTAAATCACGCTGACTGCCTAAACTTGGCGCTCTTATTGGCAAGGATGTCCAGAACGCAGCGATTAAAACTAGCGCACAGAAAATGTTATTAGAACTAAAAAGGAGAAACAATGAAGCGAATTGCCACTGTAATTCTATTGCTCTCTGCCGCTCTTTACGGGCAGGAGAAGATCAAACCGCTAACCGCTGAAGAAGAGTTAGACATTCGTACACCTCAGATTCGTTCTATGCAAGACGCCGCGCAAAAGGCAGCTATTACAGCTCAGTATCAGGCAGAGATGGAAAAAGACCCGAAGTACGTGGCTCTCGATAAGGATCAGCAAGAAGCAGACGCGGAAGCGCAAAAGGCTCTAGATGAGGTGTACTCTTCTCGTCGTCTGAATAAGAATGAGGTCGTGTTTTGTATGGGACAGACTCATAACGCAGGAGGTGTAATTGGTGGGCCTTGCGATTCTGCTCCGGCGAATCGACTAAGCCTGCAACCGCTAACTAAGGTAAAGTCCGACAATAAGGCTAGTGAGGTTAAGAAACCGTAACTAGGAGAAGCGATGCCAAACCAAGTGCAGGACTGGATGCTCCGAGCAGTTAAACAAATCAGGGCAAATTGGTGGCACTCCGGAGTCCCTGATGAATCTATCGCGCAGATCATCGCCGATCACGCTCCGGGGGCGGAACCCATGCCCGTTCCAACAACGCCGAAGTGTTTGAGCTATGACGAGTGTGATGGCGATCTTCCCGGAGAATGGCATGAGAAAAACTGCCCCTGCTATGTAGAGGAAGTTGATGGCGTGATGGCGGCCGATTGGGAACGTAGGAAGCCGGAGCTAGATGCGGAGTTCGTGAAATTCAAAGCCCAACGTGAAGCGAAACCCCTTCCTGCTGTCTCCCCACGGTACGAATGGACACCAGAAGTTGAGACTGCACGGAAACTCCTGATGGAGAAGTTTTCCGATCAGTTCAGTATGGAGGCAATCGCCGAAGCGGCTTACATACTTGGCGGAAAAGTATCGGCTGGGGCTGTCTCCTCCGCTTCCCGGCCTTACGAAGTAGGCGAGTCCGAGCGCATGAAAGATCCTCAGCCCGCGAAACTGGTCAAAGCCATGACCGAGGCTCAGGAAGATGGCAGAGAGGCTGTCTCTCCAACGAATGAATTTTCACGTGGACGGCTGTTTCAATTCCAGCGTATGAAGGACAAGCGTCCACTTGACCCGGTTTATTGGGATATGCACGAATTGCGGGAACTGAAAGCGGCTGTTTCTCCAGAGCCGCAGGAGAAGAAATGATTAAAGAATTTACGCCGGGAACGGTTTTGATTGAGCGCGAACGCGAGCGGCAGATTGAGAAAGAAGGCTGGACTTCGGAACACGACGCGCACCACGATGCGGGAGAACTGGCCGATGCTGCGGCGTGCTATGCCGATCTGTCCGCTGCGCTTATTCGAGGAGCGAGCGTCGAGGAGTTGAAGCCGCTAATTATTGATGGCTACGATTCAATGCTGACGTGGCCCTTCGATGATGACGATTTTAAGCCGACCGATGATCCGATACGCAATCTAGTGAAGGCCGGGGCGTTAATCGCGGCAGAAATTGACAGACTTCAACGAGCTGTCTCCCCAGAGCCAACACTGAAAAAGGAGAACTCATGAAGCAATTGTTAGCCATACTTCTGTTGACTGGTTTTGCGTTGGCACAAAGTCTCATACTTGCCGCCGATGAGCGATCCGTTCTGGAAGACGGACACCGGGAAAGCGTTCATCGCCCGCTATCAGGAGTTGAAGCAGTGCGATGCGCGAGCCGTCAAAAATCTACGCTCTGTATGGCCGGATGTTCACTGCGTCAAGAATCAGATCGGCAAGGGCAACCATTTCGAGTTCACCGGAAAGTTGTATGAAGAGTGGATGCAACCGAAAAAGGGGAAATAAACAAGGGGGTAAGTAAGATGAGCGAACGACGAGCATGGACGGCGGCGGAACAATTGCTAGATGAGTTGTATCACAATCCCGAACTCGTGAATCGCGGCGAGTGGAGAAATCGGGTAGCTCAAATATTGCCGAGATGTCCGCGCAATCAACCAGATGGGACTTCGCATGAAGTAACCATGAACGAATCTCCGTGGCGAAAACCAACGCGAGGTTGGATGGGAGCTAGGAGCCAATTTGATTTAGGGGATTGAACCATGAAAGCACGCAAGCCGAAAAGTAAGACTCTGACCGAACGGGTAGCGGAACTCGAACGCTATACCGCAGAACTGGCGCTACCGCTGCGAGCGGCATCGGGGAAAGGATAACAAGATGAGTGCCAGAATCTACGTAATTGACAACGCGACCGGGGCGAAAGGTTCATTCTGCATCGAGCGCCCTAGCCATCAGTGGCCAAATACTAACGAGTATTGGAATCCACAAGGTTGGTCTGGATCAGGCTATGTATTCACTGACGAAAAACTGGCCTATGCCGTGCGCGACATATTGGCAGGGGAAGGCGTAAAACGCTGACTAGCGGCGTCAGGGGGGGGGGATAGCTCCATGGACAGGGAGACGCAGAATCGAACCGCCGCAGAGGTTGGGCATGTTGTCGGAGAAGGTGGCAAATGTTGGTGCAGCCAATGGCATAAATTTGCAAACCCCGCTGGATGCTGCCCTTTTCATATTGATGGTGGACGGCGTGATTTACCATGCGGACCCGGAACGGTTGCTGCTGAATGGCAAACGGGTGAGCGGCTGCGGGTCGAAGCGGCGTACCGGAAATACTTCTTCGACATTCGCGGGTTCCGACCGTTCCCGGTGGAAATAACGTTGGATAAGTTGATTGACTTTGTACTGTGGCGGGACAATGGGGCTGTCTCTCAGCCTACACCTGCCAAGGGGGAGAAATGACCGCGTGAGCTACTCCGAGCAAGACGGGCAGGGAGGACTATGAAGCCGAAACGAATTCAACGCAAGCGAACGAAGGGCTGGAAGATGCCACCAAATACGGTCTATGTGGGCAGGCCGACGAAATGGGGAAATCCGTATCGGGTGACCCACAACACGCCGCTGGCTAGAGTCTTAATCCATTTCCGGCAATCCGCGTTGTCGATGCAGAACGAAATTCAAGCAGAGCTTCGCGGCAAAGACCTAGCCTGCTGGTGTCCACTCGATCAGCCCTGCCACGCGGATGTACTTCTGGAGATCGCCAATGACTTATAGCGAGCAAGACGGGCGGGTGATCCTCGCAATGAGCCGGGAAGGAGAATGATGGCGAAAGTAATCGGGTCTGGCGAAATTAAAGGCGAAGTGACGTTGCTTCTCAGTGAGGCAGAGGCGAAGGCATTGGACGCGCTCGTTGGCTACGGGCCTGAGCCATTCCTGAAAGTTTTCTATGAACATCTTGGCAAAGCCTACCTTCAGCCGCATGAGCGAGGACTGAAGTCATTGTTTGAATCCGTGCGGACCGGCGAAGGCTCAGTGTCGAATTTCCTGAAACGAATTCACGATGCGCGCGACGTTTTCACAGGCCGAAAGAACGCCTACATTCCGCCGGAATATAAGACTCTCACGAGCAAGTCCGAGCATTTGGGCAGCGGACCCATCCCATCGAACCAAGTTTCAGAGAGTGAAGGCTGAGAATATGTTGCGTCTGAACTTCGGGGAACCCCCCAGTACACGCAACCAGAGAACAATGAAAGGTTTGGAGACGGGAGTTGAGCGCGGTTCACGAGACCGCGAGACACAAGGAGATAACAAATGGACGAAATGACGAAAGCCATGCTCCAAGGATTAACCGACGCACAACTGGCAGATATGGCCGCACTTATAGCGGCAGAGATGAAACGTCGCAAGAAGTGACTAGCGGTCAAGGCCGCCGAGAAATTGCGAGACCGAAAGGAAACCAATGATTGAGCAGCTTCAGTGCCTATGTATGCTGACTTGGGACGGCAATCTGATCTCTAAGGGTTGCCGTGACGATCTAGTGAAAGCAGGATTAGCGCAACGTTTCGAGGGAGGCTTCAACCTAATTACCGCCAAGGGCGTGCAATACCTTTACGATCTAGGCTTGCTGCCGAAGAAACTAGCCGGATCAGTCAGGCCGTGACAAGCGGTTCACGACATAGCTAGGGGCAAGAGATGCAGCGCAGACCATTTGAACTCGAAGAGGTTGTGATTTGTGTGGCGTTAGCAGTCGTGGGATTGCTTGGATGCCTCTGGATTTTCGTTGCTGTCACCGTTATCCGAATGCAAGTGCTGGGGGAGGGGATTCCAGAGCTGCGGCACGGCTTCATTGCGCTCGGGGTACTTTTTATAGCTGGGTTACGTTGATTGGTGCGGCAGTTTGGGCGGCATGGGAGATATTGAATCGTTGAGGATGCAGCGCAAAGGGAGGAAGGGATGATGAGAGAAGTTATTCAAATTTCCGTTTTGTTTGCCTTGGGGCTTGGCAACTCCATCCTTGCCGCCATAGGTGCGCGGATAACGCTTCGGTTCATGGAACTCACGAATACGAGACTGAAGCAGTTGGAGGATAAGACTAATGGCAAATGACACTCCTAGCACGCCGCGCATTTTTAGAAGAATGGATCTCGGACCTGAATGGGACCTATCTCCCTTCTGACGGAACGCGGATTTATTACGAGAACACGTTTCTGTGGTTTCTTCGCAAGCTGCGCAAGCGCTTTGTCGCGTTTCTCAAGTGGTTTGTTGGATTTCTCAACGACGATGCGCGATGACTTCTGACCCACGAGAGGAGACAGATGAGCACAGTTCCTAGTGAGACGCCGATTGGTTCGGACGTTTGTCAATGCGGCGATTATCGCAGTCAGCACAATTACGGCAGCAACAGCGCTTGCCGAGTCTGCGGCAATATGAGCGGGCCGTACAACGGATGCCAAAAATTCCGCTTCGGGCGAATGGCAGGGCAGAGCGAATTGGAACACTGGCGCTTATATCATGGACGCGAATCCGAGGCTTCCCGATGACCATCCCCAGCAGAGAAGAGACGATCCAGCGAACCGCCAAGCGTGAGAAGTTTGAAGCGTGGGCAGCCACACATAACTTTAGGGGAACATTAGGCACACGCGGGAGTTATTCAGCGCCTGCAATCGCGTGGATGGGATGGCAGGCTGGTTACGACGCTGCCCTAAGCCAGTCCGCAAACTCGCCGGATAGACGAGCATGGATTGACTCGATCAATTTGGAACTATCCAATTTGCGAGACTGGGCGAATCGAGAAGCCAAGTTGAAGGAAAAGGCTGAAGCCGAGTTGAGCCAGTCCGCAGAACGGATCAAAGAACTGGAGGCAGTATTACAAGAATCGCAACAAATGTTTGAGCAGATCTTGAGGCGGGGCGACATCATGTTCGCCGCCTATGTCAAATGGAAAGATCGGGTGGCGGATCTGCTCTCTGAATCGAAATCAAGCACGGCGCAGTCTGCCGAGATAAGGAGGTGAAAATTGATAACTGCCAGCTTAAGGGCGAGCATTCTACTCCTAACATTCCTGGGAACTCCCAGAATAATTACTGCGTCCCCGATCCGCTGGATCAACCGCGCCTCGTAGGAGCCGTATCGAGGGCGGAGAAGTACCACGGCTCACAAGTTTTGGCGGCTCTGCTAGCAGAGAGGACAAACTAGATATTTCATGTCAAGTACTTTTTATTTCGTTTGTTATCAACGCGCCATTCTTGGTAAGTGCTTGAAAGGTGCATGAACATTGCCGATTCGCGATCTCGGCCTGAGATAATAGTGACAGGAGGAAACATAAATGACACTTGCCCAACTCATTTGGATCGATAAGCGCGGAGGTTGCCGCATTGAACAAGGACAAGCGGCAAGGCTCGCAAAGAAATTAGAGACGCTACGCTGTCCCGCTGACCTCTGGGTATTGGACGAATACGGAGTGAAGATCGAAACCATTGGCGGATGCGAATATGCGCCCGACATCGCAGACGACAAGCGTATTAAATGGCAATGGTGGTATGACAAGACGGCGCTTGGTCTATGAAAATGCCATGCCGTAGGTGCGGAAGGATGGTTGCTGCAACTCGCAGCGGACGACACGCACATAAATGTCCGCACGGTATGCAGTGCGAACCAAACTGGGCTGGAGTCTGCAAAGAATGCCAGAAGCACTGGGAAGTCTTTCGCCAACTAGCGGCTGAGGCGGAATTGAACTATCAGCACAGTATAGCAATGCAATCGAAACGAGACTGATACAGACAACCTAGATATTCTACGAAGTTTTACTGTTAGTCAATTCAATCGTGGTCCGCGCCCTTCAACAGCGGAGGAAAGGTGGGAAATATATGTGGACAGCACCAGCGGTAATGTTTATCGAAGCCGCAGCCGACAGTCTAAAATCGGCTGATCCTAAAATGCTTGCAGCAGAGGTCAAGGAACTCGGCTCCTTTGGGAGTACGCGCATCACAGACATGATGGATACTTTATGGCCATCGGCTGGGGACGTAATGGATAACGCATTCAGCGGCATGGAGCACGATACCGATGTGATATTCGCTCAGGGATACCTGCTCGGTCTGCAAACCGCACGTCAGATGCTTGCGGGGAGTGCGGCATTGATACTAAAACAGATTGATCCTACCAGCATTCTATGAGATGTGGGGTAGGGACTCGTGATGCTTTCCCCAAGGTCCCTGCTTCGTAGAATAAAGAGTTTTGGAACTTTTGAGTTTACCTACAGTCTGAGAGGAGAATGGTCAACATGATAAATCAAAATACCGTTGAACAAGAACCAGAGTTGATGGTCGTGCATTGGCCGGGGCAGGATACGGTCGCATGTCCAGAACATCTTCGCAAATTGGTGGGACTAGCTGCGGTCCTTGGATTCCCCTTAAGTTGGACACCTGCCGGTGAAACTATGGGATGCGACAACTGTCGCACCGAGAAAGCTAGCCATGCGCAACCCTGAAGTCAGGTAGGCCCCTATCCCAATGCTCAAAGTTCGGAGACATGCTTCGTAGAATAGAAAGGATTTCCTATGCGACCTACTTACTTATTGGCAGTTGTGTTAGGGATGGGGAGTTGGGCGGCGGGCAAACCGAGTTCTGGTTATACGGTCATCCCTAAGCATAGTGCTAATGGTCGGCAAGAGTGGGAAGTGCTCTGCCGTAAGGGAGTGGGCGACGGAATTTGGTCTACGCTCCCTACGCCTACCGAAGCCGATAAATTCTGTGCTTATTGGGAGAATGAAGATTGGCGTAAACAAGTCGTATCCCCAGCGAAGCCGATTACCAGGGAATGTCCGGTCGATAAGGTTTGTATCTAGGCAAACCACTTGTTACTGCCCATCTCTCCCCAAGAAAAACGCCCCGACTGTTTAGGCCGGGGCAGGGGAGAACAGAAGCAAAATTTATTTAATCTCGTACTGCTTGCCGAAGAATCCCACCGCACTATTGAAATCAGATTTGAATTTCTTTTTCGTCTCGTTGACCTTCTCCCCAAGTTTCGCCTCATCGCCTACGCTTAACTTGGGAATCGTAGCCACGGCCGGAACGAGAGCAACTAGAGACGCCACAAACGCTTCTACCGCCTCTACTCCTGCAATGAACTTAGCCTGCGAGTTAGGATCGGTAATGTGCAGGTTAGTCAGGATTGGAGTTAGATTCGCGGTAAGGGCGGATAGTGCCGCCTGAATCTCAGCCAAGATGCCGGGTTGAGCCGTTGCCGAAGCAGTCTTGTACGAGGCAATCAGAGCCTTGATATTCACTAGTGCCGTTTGTGCCTGCTGTGCCCAGTTATTGAACTGAGTTACTACCTCTTCGCTGACTCCGGCTCCAAAGGCTGCCAGAATCGCCACTAGGGCCTGTAGTGCAGGTCCTAGCAGGGTTATGATGTTAGACGCACTACTTTCCCAATCCGTGCAGGCCGTGGCCAGTAAGCAGAGATCGAGAACGGCGAAAATACCGATCAAACGCCAGAACAACTTCGAGTCGAATCTTTTCATGTACTTTCTCCTTTTAATCGTAGTAAGCGAGAAACGCGAATGTTCCATCGCTGCAGGTCGCCGCGAAGGAACCATTGTAGGGGAGGGGAAGTTCGTATTCAGATTGCTCAATAGGTTCGCGCTCGACAGCGCGACTATATCGGATGTACTGGAAATCTTTATCGTGATCCATTTATCGGGCGGGCCTTGCGGCATTGGATATTCCTCCTTGAATCAACGTTCTGCAATTTTAACCACGTCCTTAGTTATCGGATCTCGTTTCCACCATACACCTAAGTCTGAGCGGAGAATGCTCTTACACTTGCCGAAATCCTGGTATCGAAACTTATCCATGACGTAGCCAGTCCAGATTACCCTAGAGTTAGGAAAGTCTGGACAACCGTTCCAGAGTGTCCCGCCATCCTCGCGTTCGATCCACCAGTCGTTTGGGCCGAGTTGATTAAGCACCTTGACATTATGGTATTCGTAGACAGGATAGTCCGTTATTAGTGTAGCCGCGTAAGCTAATATGCCAGCGGCTAGCATTGCTGTCCAGAGAGGCCATTGCGACGCTACGAAGCCTTTACTTCTCCGCCGTTCTCGCTCACGCCGCTCCTGTTCTACGATGACTTCCTTTTCCTTATCTTCCGACCAAAGAAAGAGAGACTGAATCCACCAAGGTAGACTAGCTAGGAGTATCCTCATCCTTCGATTCCGGATCGAGCATTCGAACCAATCGAGCAACTGTCTTTTCGAGAGCCGTAATCCGCCCAATAGTATTCCAAAGAAGCAAAGCCACTCCGGCCAGTAGCCAACGACCTGCATGGGGCTCATGGACATCCATCTCACTCCTGACTGCCCTGATTTTGACTACTATACTACTTATTCGACGCACTATCTGGCATTAAAGGAGGCGGCATCTGAGGCAGAAACTCTTTGATCCAAGGTATCTTTGTGACTGCGAAGTCGAGAACAGAATCCACGCCGAACCCAAAGAACAACGCAAAGAACCCGAATTGAGTAAGCGCGTTAACCTCGTTAGCAAAGTCCTCCCAACCCATAGCACGTAACATCCCGCCGAGTACCTGGGGTTGGAATGTAGCCCAATATACACCGCTGTCTAGTATGAACCTTACGAGTAATGGTGCCCAACACCGTCGAAGGAACTGACCAAAGTCGTTAGCTACAGGATTCGGGCCAGTGATAAGGAAGTACGCCCGCTTCAACCAGTAGGCGAATGTACCTACGAGAAAGAACAGCCAAAGCCATGCTACATGCCAGTCCAATATTAGACCTCCTTGTAGAATGTGAAGCGACCGATTACTGCTACTTGGATCATGGCTTTAGCCCAGATAGGTTCCGGGATAGAATTGTCGAAATAGTTCGTGGCACCGTTAGTTAAATCCGAATCGGTTCCTGCTGCTACAGCGTCTACAATGGCGCAGCACTCTGCAAACTGAGGATCGGAAGATGAAGGAACGTTGCATAACTGTGGATCTTGCCCGTAGGTCATAGAAGAGAACTGGAGTTTGGCGTATACAGTCTGTGCCCATGACTTACCGGAGGACTTGGCTCGATTTGCGATTACATGCGCTACCGCTTGCATACCGTCAGTACCTTCGCCCCGAGCTTCACGCCACAGGCATAGCGCGGTAACCGATAGATTGAAGCCATCCCAAGTCATTGCAGTATCGCTGCTCCTTGCGTCAGAGTTAACCCCGGAGTAAAAACGGAGTTGATCGCTCCGGTGCCTGCGGAGAATTGGTAGGCTCCAATGTCCCAAGTTGAGCCGCGCGTATTTGCGGTTTTCATCACGACCGTATGGTTTGTTAAGTTCTCGGTCGCGTAGGTGGTATCGCTGAGAGCGGCTGCTAAAACCCCAGTGCAACTTATACCTAGTGTCGAACAGGCGTTTTGTCCAGCTCCAACGGTTGAGTTGGTTGAAGCTACTGGAGCATCAGCATACGGGGTTTGTGAGTCAGAATATTGGTTAAATGCTGATGCTACGTTTTGGTCCGCACAACCACTTCCCGTACCAGCGCATTGCGATAATTCATTTCCGCTGTCAACGCATTTTACCCCGATATTCTCACAAAGCGTGTCGCTGCCGATGATGTGGTTATTGGCTAGATTGAGTGTGCCGCGAAGGGGACCGTAAGCGGTTCCACTCGCGCTGGAGTAACCACTTCCCGTAACTGCCGCTTCAAAAGAGGCTGCACTTAGCCCCCCGGAAAGTACCGTAACTACCTGTCCATTCAGCCCTGCATTTCCGCCGCTGAATCCGGTCAGATAAACGGAAATACCAGCAGTAAAATCAACTCCGTCCCCCGACCCGCTGCAAGAGGCCTGATTGGCGGTTGCGAATGTGATAGTTCCACTGCTGCCTGTGAATGAATTGATTGCGGTGGTGCATTCCCCGTTGCCCGCGAGTTGTCCGCCCGAGGCTGAATCTGTGTTATTAAAAACGTTGAATGTTCCGCAACTTACACCTTGGGTCGGATGAGTGCAGGTCGTGATCCTTTGCAATGCTCCGTTGTTTACTCCGTAAAAAACGTTTCCAAAAGCATAGTAGACAGCCGATGAGGAAGCGTCATTTCCACTCAGCCATAGAATGAGGCCCCCGCTGCAATCCATGTTGGAATAAACGTTATTGAAAGCATATCCCGCGTTTCCAATGGCGATGCCTTGCCAGTTGGTCATGTTGCAGTGATCCCCGGAGTTGCCGACAAGAACATGGTCAATCCAGTTACCGGAAATCTGGTTGAAGATTCCGTTGATGTTATAGACGTAGCGGCAAACATTATTGGCGAAGATGTAGCCATGCAGCGCGCACAGCATGGGGCTGTCGGTCGTGGTAGGACTGGAGGCGGGCGAGGGGCTTTGATCCGAGCCATCTACTACATTGTTGTGAACGTTCGTCCCGGTAATCTGCGCGGCTCCGTCGCCAATGTTGGCACTGAATGCCGCGATTTGGCAAGTTGAATCCCCGCCGCTATAACTCCAGCCGTGAATGTAAAGGTTCTCAAACTCTCCGTCAGGGGAGAGTGTTTCGTTCAAGTCCCCAGACTCCATCGCCGCACACGACCATCCCTTTTCCTCAATATTGTCCACGGTCGTATAAATCGCAGTCGAACCATTGTTTAGGAAAACATAAGTGTCTCCTGTCATGGCGCTTCCCGCAGGATTGAATACAGGCCGACACCATGAGGCTCCGCAGTTTGAAGAGTTGTACCAGGTCGGATCGACACCGATATAATTCGGATGACTGGCGGTGCCGCTGAAAGTCCACGTAATACCCAGGTCAGAGGCAGTCCATACCTCTCCTCCACGAAGTATGAAGCCTGTTCCCGCAGAGATGGAAGCGCTGGAACAGTTATTCGAGCAACTTGGCATGTCCGGAATATGCGCCCAGGGTGCGGCTTCGGTCGTGCCTGCATTAGTATCGGAGCCTGTGGACTTCGAGGCGTAGTAGCAACTGGTGACGCCCGCAGCCGAGAACGAGGTATATGCAACGTTTTGTATAGTGACCGTCTGCCCACCGGATAAGGTTGGACATGCTCCGCCGGCGGCGAACGCCGGAATCGCCAGCACGAGCAAGCACGCGAGTTGGAGAAGGCGTCTCATTGCTTGAAACTCAGTCCTACAATGGCATCCGAAGTTCCAGAACCACTTGCCTCGATGAATTGTGGCTGAAACGTTCCGGTAGCTCCCGTTGCTAAGAACATCAACACATCTCCAAAGGTATCGCCGGTCAACTGACTCCATGGTTGCACTGGGTAACCGTCGAATCCGCCCGTTCCCGCTTGGTCACACCATCCAGAACAGATTCCCGCCGCGATAATAATTTCATTCGCGGAAGTGGTTGTTAGATTGGGACCACTATTCAATCCTCCCGTGGAGGCTGTATAGGCTGCGATCCCGCCGTTCTGATCGAGAGGCGCGCTGGTATTGACGTTCGCAATTTCCGCGATCAAGATGGAGCGTTGCGTGTTGCTCGTGCCAAACGTTGCCGTGATGGTGACGGTACTCGCGGAAATATTCTTCGCATAGAACGACGCAATGCGGAATCCGGCGGCGTTAGTCGCGGCAGTCCCAGTCGTATAGGTATTCGTGCCGTCAGCAACTCCGATGGTTCCTGTAGTGATTCCGTATGCATTGGTGATAACCGCCAGCGTGTCTCCGGCGTACTTTGGCACGAAGCTAGTCACTACTACCGTCGTACCCGAAGCCGTTGCGTGGTTCACCGCCGACTGCACAACCATGGGATAAAGCGTTGCGCTTGGCGCCTGGAACGCCGCCAGCATTGTAGACACCGAGAGCGGGGCATCTGCCGCTGTATCCAGCAGGTTCCACGTCAGATTGTGCGGCGTGTTGGCGCTGAAGTACCAGTGCGAGCAGCCATTGTTCTGGTCAGGAAGGCTCGGGCCGTTGATGCTTTGTCCGCCGACGGTTGAGCAGTCCTGGCCGCCGACCGTTGATCCCAATGAAGTGTTGTCATAAAAACTACCTGAGGCCAGCACGATTCCGGCACTCGCGGAGGGAGCAAAGCCTGTGAACGGAGTAAACGTCGCGCCTGTTCCTGAAAAATAACCAACCACTCCGGTCGACGCACATTGCTGCGTTGTGGCTGCTCCTGCAATGTCATAAAAAACTGCTGGCCCAGTGTCTCCGGTTCCGCTGTGGGTCAAGGTGACGGCAAGATTCCCGCCTGTCGCGTTGGCAAAGAAATACGTGCCCGATGTGTTGCTGGTCGCTGCCGCGCCACCGTTGAATAACACTGGGCTGGTGAGGCACGGTGACCACGATCCGTTCGTAGTATCGCTGGCTGCGCTGATCGCTTGTGTCCCGCCTGAAGTCTGGACCACTACGAGGTCGCCCGTTGCGACTGGCACTTGGTAGTTCAAATCGCTCGACCCGGATGCGGAAGAAACCCGATAAATATGTGAGACGTACATTCCGCTGGGAACTGTGCCAATCGCGCCAGCTTTCAAGGCCACGCCGAGCGCAACAAAATTGTTCGATGCTCCGGTCAGTTGCGGATTTAACGCTCCCGCACTGGTCTGAATCCCATGCTGAATTGCGCAAGCGGTTCCTTGGTCGGAGAGATCGGCAACCCACGAACCCGCGATTCCAGTCTGGGTGCCGATGGTGTATTGTCCTACGCCTGTTAACGTGCTGGTCCCGCAAGCCAGCTCAAACCACATATCCCCATTCGCCGTCGAGGTTGCCGAGCCGGACGTGAAGGTTGTCGCGGAGGTGCCACTGTTGGTCGCGTAGGCATCGAGAGCAGTAATGTTGTTCAGCTCAATCGCCGCTACAGCGGCGTTCTTCACCGCTGCCGTCCAGGTTAGAGTGATTGCCTTCGCGCCTGTGGTGGGGCTTAGGGCGAGGTAGCCGCCTACGTAGAAATCGTTGGTGGAATTGTTGCCTTCAGTACCAAGATGGGTGTAGCTATCAGACTTGTCGTCCGCAATCGTCGGAACGTTCGCGGTGTTGCCCGAAGCCGCCGTGTACTTGTAGAGCACCAGAATCTGATTCCCTGCGAGCAACGGATCGGCAAGCTGCGCGCAGTAGGAAAGTGTGGGACACTTCAGTGCTCCAGCATAGGTTTGCGTGCCCAAAGCATTCGTATCCGAGCCTGCCGCGTATCGCGCTGGCATCCCGCTGAAATTCACGAGACTGGGAAGGGTGCCGCCGCTTGCTGGGGCGCCGCCGAGTCCAGCCTTACCGCCGAGTCCAGCCTTACCGCCGAGTCCTTGGCCGAATCCGAGCGAGGAAAGCAAGAGAACCAAGAATAGTGTTTTCATTGCATCACGCAAAAACTTCCCGCTTCTACCGTGAGAGTATCTGCGGAAACGGTTAAGCCAGTGATTGCTAAGGTTCCCGCTGTCGTGCCGTTCGTGAAGCCGATTTCCATGTCAAATGCCATGTCGGTTGCTGCGGTGCTCACTGCGGTTTCACCGATGCCGGTCGGGTAACTTGCGCCCGACCCGTTATATTCGAGTCTGGTCGGGGCTGCGGAACTGAGAGTGTTCGTCTTGACGAAGTTGTAAGTGACAAGAGTGGGCGTGGTTGGTCCCGTCATACCGAAACCAAAATATCCGCCAGTTGCCGACTTCCATAAACCATGGCAGCGGAGCACATAGCTTGTGCTGGCATCGACCGCGAACGACATGATCGTGGTCGCGCTGGTAGTCGCGTTCGTGTATGCGGAAGTCAACATGGTTTTCTGCGAAGCCTGCACGAAAGATTCCGTCGTACTAGCACCAGAGGTGTAACTCTTCATCATGTTGTTATTCGCGGGACCGGCTCCAGCCTTCGTTACCAAATAGGAAGTCACCGAAGTTGGAGCTTGCTCGCAGATCGAAGTCGCCGTATTGCAGGGTGCGACTGCTGAACTCGTGGTGCCTTGGGGATAGTCAACGAAGCCTGCCGTTGTGCCGTTGGCGACAAACACTGGGGCAACGTATCCGCCTGTATCGGTCGAGGTTGCCGTTGTGCCGTTGTCGGTAATACTGGAACTCCCGGCAATCGTATTACCCCCGGAGACGACGTACTTAGGAATGACATTCGTGGTCGGTGCCGCAGCAATGTTTAAGAAGATGGAATCGGCTCCATTCACATAACCGTGATAGTTATTGTTGGTGCTGTCAAAATCCACTACTCCGGCTGCTGTTGCTGTCTCGCCTGCTTTCACTGGAACTTTGAAGGCCGCTGTCCCTGTGGCCGGGCTGAGATCGAAGATAGTAGTTGAGATTCCGCTGAACGTGTGTGTCGCATAAGTCAGATCAGCCGCGCCGGTGAGAGCCGCCGCATTGCCGCCAGAAATCGCTACTTGTCCTGCTGTAGCAGCTTCTACTACTACCGCGCCCGTCAAAGTATTGACCGAGGCCACGCCGCCGCTCGGCGCATTTCCAATCGTGCTCAATTGCCAATGGGTTCCATCAAAACAGGCGGGTTGCGGGTGATTTGCTGGAACGTCGCCCGAAGCTAAAGCTGTTCCCATCCACTTTTGTACCGCATCGGCTGCGCTGGAATTTACGTTTAAGGTGAGCGCGCCCGTGTTGGCTGTCGTAGTTGTATAGAGAACGCAATCGCCTGAGGCGGGAACGAAGGTCGGAGAGGTTGTGCAGGATTGGGCAGTACCGGACGCCGAGGTATCGGCACAAGCCAAGGGAACGGCTACGTTGTGTGCGGTTGCAGTCGATACTGCGCCAGTCGTAGTCGTATTGACTTCTAGTCCAGTAGCTAGAGTCGCATAGTTCCGAGGGCTGGTGCCTAAAGTAAGAGTAGCCGTATTCGCTACTCCGGTGCCGCCTTGTGACGCTGTAGCTAGTGCTTCCGAACCCAATGCTCCACCAGAAGTAGTGGTAACTAATCCAGCGGTAGTCAGCGGGGTAGTGACAGTGCCAGTAAACGTCGGCGATGCCAGCGGCGCGCATCCCGTGCAGGCAGACAAAATCTGTGATGCCGTAGCGTTAGTCAATGCCCCAGTCGTTGTCGTGTTGTAAACAATTCCGCTTCCAAGCGTTGCCAGATTCACATTGGAAGTACCAAGGGTAAAATTAGCGGTATTTGCGACTCCTGAACCACCCTGTCCCGCTGTCAATGGAGTAGTTAGACCAGTAAGCGAGGTGATATTAGCGTTCGCGCCGGAGGAGGCGGCCCCGATTGTGTTGTAACTGATCGTCACTGCTGCCGATCCATTGAATGACGCACCTGAAGATGCACCCGACCCGGAGTTATTTATCGTCAGGGCGTCAGTTGTAGTACCTCCAGCAGCGATCCATGTACAAGAGGAGAAGTTACTGCTGGGTGTCGGGCAACTCAGAACTGGCGTAGCCGTTGCTGGTGCGGCGGTAGGCAGTTGCAGGAAGTAAGATGTGGCCGACGTTGAGTTAAATCCAACAAATCCACTAAGTCCCGTAGTAGTTAGCCCGGACGGTAAAGTGGTATTACCTACCAAGGTCAACGCTGCTGCGTGCGTGCCGTCGCTAGCGGCGGAGATTGGACCTGCGGAAGCCGTTATTCCTCCCGTTCCGGTATAAGTTAGTAAGTTAGACACATCAGTCAGTTTAGTATTGCAGTTAGCAGCGCCAGAAACCGCTATGCCAGTAGCAAATTCCCCGCCTGAGCATTGCGACGGTCCAGAAGCTAATGCGGTAGCAGTACCAGCGTTGCCGGAGGTATTGAGAGCCAGCGTGTTGCTGAATACTGGAGTTCCCGAAAACGTAGGCGAGCCCGACAGGGTTCCCGACAGAGCGGCCCCATTGATTGTGGGCGTAGTCAGCGTTTTATTGGTAAGCGTCTGGGTGCCGGTAAGAGTTACCGCAACTACTCCATTTACATATAATCCGGAGGCATTAACTGTACCTGCTCCCTCTGATCCTCCCGCTGGGCTTCCTGCCGTCATACCACCAGCAATAGATAGGTTACCCGTCGCTCCGATAGAGACTTCTTTCGTTCCCGGAGTATAGACGCCAGCGCTGGCCGATCCACCGGAATAGAAGTCAGCCAAGTCGCTAGTTCCTGAAACGTCGAATACTACAAGACCGATTCCACCCGTAGAAGTACCTGCCGCCCCGATTAAGGCTCCAAGCGACGTATTGCTGTTAGTAGAGTTGGTATTCTGAAATACATATGGTGCCGTGAGATTTCCCGTCTCAACGCCTGCCCTAGTTACTACATCCCCAGCAGCCGCTTCTGTGATCGTTGTCACCGCAGCCGATCCGGTAAGTTTGCTTTCCGCCATACTAGTGATGTCTGCATTAACGATAGCGCTACTAGTCACATTCTGCGTAGAGCCAGCAAAGTGAGCAATTCCAGCGCCAGGAGATGTAGAGGTTACACATATCGTACAGGCAATAGTGCCCGTAGTCGAGAATGGGCCACCGGTAATAGGAGCCGTAGTATCCACAAAAGTTACAGTACCGCCAGCCGAAGTAGAGCTGAGAGTCCCGCCCGACAGAGACAGACCACTACCGATAGCCACATCACTTCCAATTCCAGAATTGTTATAACCAATCAGAGTATTAGCGGTGCCTGTAGCTAATCCAGTCAAGGGAAGTACGGTGCCGTTAGTTAAATTGATAGACGCTGGGGTGCCGTAGGCATTGGAGCCAGTCAGTGTAAGATTACCACTGAGCGTTGCGCCTCCAGTAAACGTACCGGACAATGCCCCTCCGTTGATCGTTGGAGAGGTAAGTGTTTTACTGGATAGTGTCTGAGTATCGGTTGTACCTACTACTGTCCCAGCAGGGGCTGCTACGCTTGAAATTGCACCCGTAGAGGTAGTAACTGTCACTAAGCCAGTAGATAGCGCTCCCGGCAGCAATAATCCACTACCTGCCGCCGCATGTAGATCTAATACGGACGATGAGTCGCCGGTAAGCGTATGGGTGGCAAAAGTGAAGTCCGCCCCCATGTCACTGACCGCAGTAGTACTAGAAGCGTAATAGGCTAAATGACCGAGAGAACCGGAGTTCACCGTGCCCGAACCAGTTGGCGTAGCCCACTGCTGGACGCCGCCTACCGTTCCCCAGAATGTTCCATTGCCACCAGTAGTAGATAAAGCGGTAGCGGTAGCGGCATTCCCAGTCGTAGATTGGTTGAGGTTAGGAAAATCAGCAGCGACGGCAATGCTAGGAATTCCAGTAGACGTGGTATTTTTTAATATTCCAGTAGCCAACCCCGATAACAGGGTTCCATTAATACCCTTGACTGTTAGGGCCAGATTTCCCGCCGTGTTAATAGCGTCTCCGGTATGTGCTGGCTCAGCGGCGGTCGGTAACGTACTCGGGAGACTGAAAGTGCCATTAGTATCGTAGAGTATCCCGGTTGATGCCGCGAACGTTGGAAGCGATGTTCCACGAAGCGCCACTACAGTAGCGGCATTCGACCCGGATGTAGTTACATCCTGACTCAACTCCGAAGCCGCACCATTGCTACGAAGTAATCCTGTCCCGGTAAACAGGGCAGTGACGTCACCAAGTGCAGCCGTACTAAGTAACCCTGTAGTAGTTGTTACCTTGGCTAAACCCGTAGTAAGACTGCCGGTGGTCTGAGTGGATAGTGGACCTAGTCCATTCGATCCCGGAGCGAATGTTCCTAAGAAATTGTTGGGTATCGCATTGGTAGAACTGTAGGAAGAATGATACGGCGACCACCG